CTATTACCCCCTATAATCCCCCTAACTCCCCCCTCAAACAAATAAATTGTTTGAGGCCCCCACGCCAAAATGGTGCGACAACTGCGACAACCGAATGTTTTGCAAAGGTTCTTTCCCCCTACAACCCTCTATCTCCAAAAGTTATACCGTTAGCTAGCAGAGCAGACCGTAGGTGAGAACTGGCGTGAGGTTTGGACTGATGGATGGTCTGCGACTATTTTACATGGAGAATTGACTTCATTTTGTTGTCGGTTGAATATGTAGGAATGTTGCATAACTGCATGGGCGGTTGATTACAGATTGAAAGCGACTGACCGGTCGGATGGTTTTATTGGATAGTTAAAAGTATTGAGGTATTTTTCGAATAGATAATCCTAGTTGATTAGTATAGTATGATTGTAGTTGTTGGTAATTAAATCGGAGGAGAACGAACCGAACCGGATGATACGACTATTCTAGCAAAATAATAGTTAAAAAGATTGAGTAATTGTCTGCGACTATTATAATAAGTACGATAGCTAAAGATTTTGAGGTAATGCGATGGAGATTAAAATTGACATGTATCTTGACACTTATTGATTTTGGAGTGGTCTGATGACTTAGCGACTATCGCACCTTTCTTTCTCTAAAAGGCAAACGACTATTTCACACAAAAAATACACAGCTATTTGACGATAGTTCGCAAGAAAACGCTACGACTATTACTCTACGACTATCAACGGACTGCTTGTTACTATACGATATATAGGACTTTCAACAGCCAGTCATCTGACGACTTTGTGACTATTCTACGACTATTTTATCGGAGAAACTACGACTATTGGCTACGACTATTTCAGAAGCTGTTACGACTATTCCAGCCGGAACGCCACGACTATTGCTGACCTCTATTAGCTATCGGGCGAAAGCCCGAAAAGAGATACGGCGGTAGCCGCCAATGGTTCCGCGTCGCCCATGCCAGGAAGAAAGCATGATGCCGGACGTGTGCCAGGCGTGGAAAGCATCGAGACCCCGCCGGGCTTGCATGGTCTGTGATATGCTGCACTGTCTGGCATGGATCCATAACAGGGGCGTGCCTTATATACCTTATTATAATAGGGCAGCTGTGCTGACCTGTATAGCGTCCGGGCGGTGCGTTAGTATCCTGGTATGCGCTGGAGGTGCTGCGATGCTGTGATACGCTCCAGCGTGGCGCAAGTGGCGTTATATCCGCTTGTGTCGGTCTGGTATCGCGGGCGGTGGAATAGGTCAAATCTCAGGAAAAGCCATTGTAAAGCCCCGTGCGCTGTTTTGTTGCGTGGGCGGTATAACAACTCATGAATGATATAAAAGCCGCTGTAAACGCTTGTATGGGGCTGTATTGTAGCAGGGCAAAATAAAAGCCCTGCACCCTCAGCAGATGCAAGGCAAAAGAAAAACCCGGCCATTTCTGACCGGGTGAAATGCTTCTTATTTTGAAGCTTTAAACAGCGCCGAGAAAAACCAAAAAACGAACAGAACACAAGAAAAAATCACTTTGCAGCCTCCTTGTATCCATTGCGCAAGCAATTGCTGCGAATTGTGTCGATATCGGAGGCGCGCACTTGCGGCACATCGAGTGATATAAAATCAAGGTGCATTACGCGGAAAGTTTTTGCACAAGTGTCAATCCACAAGTATTTGCAGCCGTCTTCTGTTGTTTTTGTTCTAAACTCAAGTAACATTTTATTAAACCCCCTTATACCACGCTAAAACGCTTGTATGTGGTGCGCTTGCTGCACTCAGCATAAATATCCGGGTGTGCTGTCTGCAAAAGCTTGCTATCAAGCCGGACACTCTGCACATCCTTGTAAATGGCCTTTGCGGTGCCCTGCACCATTTCAGGCGCGCCGTGCATCATGTTGATTATATCCGTTCTAATTGCGTCGTTCATCGCTTCAAGCTCTGAAATGAGCCGCTTGTTTTCCCTATATTCGTTTACTCTTTTTTCAAAATCAGACATTTTTTCAGCCCTCCATCAAACAAAAAACTTTGAATTTTCAAAAGTTATGTGTGCTTTGTCCTGAATTTTACCGAAAGATATGGCGTTAACCAGGCTGTCGGTATACTTATATACAATGGTTCGCCCTGGCTCGTCATCCAAGACAAAAACTGACCGATCCCAGGCGGGTGCCTGGCTGATTGATTGACCAGGCAGAAAGCGCCTTACATTTACATAAATGTATTTGCCATCGATCCAGGGAAATGCCCGGACAAGGCAGCCGGAAAACCAACCGTTTATCTCCATCGTTATATCCTCCTTAGCTGTTTAAAATAGCAATCATAACCAGCGCACCGCTAATCATGCCGCCCAGGTACCAGAGGGCGGCCCATTGGGTAAAGTCAAGAGTAATCATACTGTAAACCCTCCGTTAATCAAATTCTGGCATTGCCAGAATGATTTTTTTGCAACGCTCAACGCTCAAGCGGTACGGCTTGGAGCGGGTCAGGTTGTCCGCTACAATCTGAGTGTATACCATTAACGGCAGCTCAAACAGCCCGGCACACTTGGGATACAGGCGCACGGCCTGATTTCTGATTTCTGCGTTCAATTCGTCTGTCCTTGTCATGGTTTATACCTCCTCGTATCCGTCTGCGATGGCCTGAGCCTTGATTGTATCCATGTCACGCTTTGCAACAACAGGAACGTCCTTAGATACCCAGCCGTCAGGGACGCGGGAAAAGGTTTTTGCGTTGGTATCGATGCACAGATAGTGCGCCGTGCCGTATGCGGTGTTCTTGGTTCTGAATTCTAGTTTCATGGTTTTGTCCTCCTGTTTTGTAACGGCATTGTGGTTGATTTTGTTTCCATGTTTCCATGTTTCCGTGTTCTGATTATATTATACATGAATCCATGGAAAAGTCAAGTTGCACAAGCAACACTTATACACGTTTGCATGGAAAATATTTTGCATCCGAAAAAGTGTAGTTTGCCGGACACGCTGCCTGCCTTCCAGCGCCCGCCGCCGGTACGATCTGCCCGGTGCAGCGTGTCCAGCGTCCGGGCGTGTGTGCCGGTGCGTGGCGTGGTCTGCCTTGCTGCCTGTGCTGTGCGGTCTGTCCGGGTGCGCTGGGGGGCTGGGGTCTCCACCGGCGGGGTATATAGGGAGCGCCTGGGGTGGGGTGGTCGACACCTCGCGTAGAAAAAATTCAAAAAAGGCGTTTTTCGGTGTTCGTGCTGCCAATACCCACCCCACCTTCACAAACCAAAACCCATCCGATTGTGCAAGTCTCCAAAAATTCCGAAAAATACAAAAAGACCCCTTTCGGAGCCTAGATTGTGGTATAATCAGCTAAAGGCTATGTGCCAAAGAAAGGAAGAATCGAAAATGAGAAAGAGAATCGTTGCGGCAGTCCTGATGGCTATCTTGGCTTGCATTATGTTGGTTGGCTGCGATAGCGGAGACTTTGCGCCTGAAATCAGCGAGGGTGCTTATAAGGCGCAGTGCCGGCAGATGGATTACAAGGAACTGTTCCGCTATCCCGATAAGTACAAAGGAACTAAGGTTATGGTCAAGGTCAGGGTTGCACAGATTGTAAGCGCAAACTTTTCCGGCAGCAGGAAAGCATGGAGAGCCTACACCGATAACAGCGGATACGGATTCTATGCAGATGATGAGTATTATATGCTGGACAAGCGTGGTGGCGACGCTGTGAAGATTCTGGAAGATGATATTATCACCGTCTATGGTGAGTTTACCGGGCTTGAGAAAATCACTAGAGCGTTGACTGGCACTACCGATGAACTGCCCCGCATCGAAGTCAAGTATGCAGACCTTGTGGATGAATAAGGAGAACATAATGGAAAACAAAACGCCTAAGAGCGATTTGATTCCTTGCGAACACTGCGGTCACATGATTTCTAAAACAGCCAAGACCTGTCCTGAATGTGGCGGCAAAAACAGAAAATATATAAGTGCTGGCAAAGTTGTGCTTATAGTTGTCATGCTTATTATCTTCGCTTACCTTGAATTTATGCTTTCCGCTTCGTTCGCAGCGGGTTAATCTAAACAAAAAAGCCAGCGGCTAGATGCTCTCTAACCACTGGCTTTTCTTATGGGCTATTTACGTTTCGGGAAAAACCGAAGCGTCAGTTTTAGATTTTTTTGCCAAAAACCTTATACGCTTTTACGGATGCTTGCATAGAGCAGACGGAATGTCTCACGGCCTTTCGGCGTTACTCTTGTCTGTACGCCACCGTGCTTGTTCTTCTGGTTACAGTATTCCTTGACGGCAAAGAGACCGTCACCTTTGCCCGCTTTCGGCAGGATGCCCTTGTTCTTGTCGCGGTAGATGTATCCGTCAGAAATAAGCATCTTGATGAACAAACGCTCAGGGATACGCAGTTCCTTTGCAGTAGAGCGAAAATTGGTAGATACGTTCCACGCCACGAGGTCGTCAAAGTAGTCTGCTTTAGGCTGCATCTCCTCGTTCTTCTCACAGAGCTGCTTGTTCTGCATCTGCAACGCTGCACTTTTTTCCTTCTCGGCTTTCATGTTCTGAATCAGCCCGATCACGAAGTCTGGGTTGGCAATAGCCGTCTCCAACAGGTTGTCGGTCATGTACATCCCATGCTTGCGGATGGACGGCAATACCTCGTGAGTGACCCAGTGCTTGAACCGCTGTGCGCTTTCCAGCTTGCTGCTGAAAATCAGACTGTACAGGCCGGATTCGTTGATGATGGTCGGATGCTGTTCTCTGCCCATGGGGTCGCAAAACGCTACCCCATCTCCCTGACGCTTATCTTGCTCGTCAACGTGCTTTGCAAGAGCGTCTTTCGTGTTGACGTACCCAAGTGCTGCGGCAATATCCTTGCCAACAAACCAAGGGTCATCGTCAATGAGCATGACACGGATTTCGCCAAACTCGGCGTTGTTGAAGATTTTGATGTTCTCAGACAAAGAAAGTTGCATTAAAAAGCTCCTTTTCACTTGTGAGAGAAGCGATTTTCTGCTATAATAACGGCGAGAGAATGCTTCTCTCAGGGTTTACATGATACGTTCGCTGTGGTCGCCAAACTTTAGCGAGCGTATCATTTTTCGTTTTCATTAGTGGAATCCATCGGATGCAGTGTGAAGAACGCTTCACGGAACGCAGCGGAGATGGACACCCGGTTCTTGATGCAGTATTCCTGCAAGCTTGCAAACTGCCGCTCCGTCACGCTGATGGTAACGGTGTGACCGTAACGCTCTGCGTAAGGACTACTCATACACATTCACCCCCTTTCGTTTTGCTGTGCAATAAGTGTAACTGCAAAATATCTGAATGTCAATCAAAAATACACTAGATATTGTGTTCACTAGTTCTGACATCAGATTTTGCCGTTCTTATTGGCTGCTCCCGCTTCGTACCCTGCCCGATAGTTCAGTTCGGACAGCTTACCAAGCGCTTCTGCGTACTCCCTGTCCTCGCTGGTCGGCTCTTTGCCGTGTGCGAGGGTTTTCAGAAATTCTTCGGTTGTCGTGGGAAAGTTCATGTTTTTTGCTCCTAACTCTTGCGGAGAGCAGCCCTTTTTGGTATAATAGATTCCGAAAAGGGAGACTGCCCCCTTGGTGGTTGCAGGTTCTCGTTTCGTGATGTGGATAAGCTATCAGTGGCTTCGTGGTGGTTGCGGCTGGTAGCTTATTTTTTTATGCCTTGATGTTCTCAACGTAGGATGCTACCCACTCGATACCCATGCGGATAACATCAACCTTTGAGATGCCCAATGCCTTTGCGCTGCTCTCCATGCTTGCGATCTGGCTCTCTGTGAGCCGGGTACTTATCATGCGCAGCTTATCACGTTCCGAGGTTTCTGCTCGTCTTGCCAAGCCTATCACCTCGCTTTCGCTGGAACAAGTATAAAGCGTGAAAATATGCTTGTCAAGACCCAAAGTTTTACGGAAATGAAGTTTGGAAGAATTACTCCTTATTATAGAAAATTTTCTACCTGATTTTGATTAACTAAGTAAACACCCTTATACTACTCTAGTATGTATAAATACATACTAGAGTATATTTATATAATATATAAAAACAAACGCTTGACATTTCCATGAAAACATGGTAACATGGATACAGAAAAAGAGCCGTTATAAGAAAGGGGAAATTAAAATGACTGTCACCGAAATCATTAAAGACATTATGATTAAGAGCCGCCCTCCTAAAACGATGGAAGTTCTTGCTAACGATATGGGTTACAAGTCTGCTTCTGGCGTTGGAGAACGTTTGAAGGGCAACAATATGTCTGTAAAAAAATTATGCGAATTTGCAGAAGCACTGGATTACGAAGTCATTCTTAGACCAAAAACAACGAAGGAACTGGATGAATATTCCTATAAAATCAAAATTGACAAGTAACGGGTGATTGCAATGCGTTATTTCTTAGCGAGAGTGTCGAGCAAAGAGCAAAATCTTGCGAGACAGCTTAAAATCGCACGAGATCGGTTTGACATCCCGGACGAGAATGTATTTTGTGATAAAATGACGGGCAGCAGCTTTGATCGTCCGCGATATAAACGATTGAAAGAGACTGTCAAGGCTGGGGATGAGGTCATTGTTAAGGAATTTGACCGATTCGGGCGTGACAAAGACGAGATGAAGCGAGAACTTCAGTGGTTCAAAGAAAAAGGCGTGATTGTTCGCATTCTCGACATTCCGACCACGCTTATTGACTTCCAAGACCAGACGTGGGTGCTGGAAATGGTAAACAACATCCTTATTGAGGTTTTGGGCGCAGTAGCTGAACAGGAACGCAAGAAAACCAAGCAACGTCAGGCAGAGGGCATAGCTGCCATGCCTATTGTTGATGGCAAGAGAGTGTCGGCCAGAACAGGCCGTAGCTTTGGCAGACAGGAAAAGCAAGTTGACGAGCAGCAGTTTGAAAGCCTATTAGAGCAACAGCAAAAAGGCAAAATTACCGTAAAAGAGTGCTGCAAGCAGCTTGGCATCGGGAAATCCACTTGGTATGAGCGTGTCGAAAGATACGCAAATAAAAATAGCGGTAGCCCAACCACAAGCAACCGCTAAGAGTACACCAAACCAACCAAAACAGGAAAAAGAATGGTGCAACCATAGTATACCATTCTTTTGGAGGAACATCAATATGAGTAAGAAACAAAAGATGGATTTAACTGAAAAGCTAGAAAATATTCATGGCGGTAATTTGATTGTTCAAGATGGAACAACAAAGCTGCGTTCAATTTTTGATTTTGTGAAATACGAAGAATTGTTTGCTTTTGTTGAAGGATGCAAATTAGCAAACTCCATTCTGATTTTTGAAAATGAAGGATTGACCATTAAACCAACTGAATCAAACTTAGGGCAGAATATCCAGTTGGCTATGTATGCCAGCATTTGCGAAGATAGCACGATGGTAAAACAATATCTTGATTACATTATGAAAATTGGTTGTGATGGCAAACGTGAGCCGACATTATACAAAGAATGACGCTGCTAAGAAGCTTGGCGTGACCCGCCAGACATGGTATCGGATTGCTGAACAGAATAGGTGAATCTATGAAGAAAGGACTTTACAAGCGCAGGACAACAGGTGAATGCCGCTATTGCGATTATAGATGCCGAAAGGGTCACAGATGCTCGTGGTACAAGCGATATGTGAAGAAAACAATCGGGTCTGGATTGAAGCGCAGGCTCAAACAGCTTGTGGAGGAAGTCAAATAAACCGCACATTTCATCCGTTAAAATGAATTTTAGCAAATAATTTTCAGAAAACAGCATTATAAAACCGAATATTTGATTTTTGTGCAGTTGTAGGCACTCTTTACATTTTCAGGTAGGGGGTGCCTATTTTTTATGCAGCCAAAGCAGTGTATTGCCATCATCGACAGCATCAAAGCGTATGCAAAGCAGAATCCGACCGAAGCACAGGTCTATGAGGACTGGTTTCAGGCGGTGGTGAACCTGAGAGACGCTTTGCCGCAAGACAAGCGGTTCGATGCCTACAAATACTCTGGTGAGCTGCGCTCCGTCTGTGCAGCTATGATGGGCAAGATGAAAACTGGCGAGGACGTGGCGAAGGTCTATGACATTATCGGCCGGACGTACCTGTTTGAAGCAAAAGATGTGTTTGACAGCTATTGCATCTACCTTGAATGGAATCGTGCGCCGGAAAAGAAGTTCTATCAGCCGAGACGCAGGGTTCTGAAAGTGCTGGCGGATGACCTAGAGGACTTGTTTTATAAGCGGATTGACTTCTTGGGAGTTAGTCTACCCGCGCGTGTTGGTAAGCTTTTGAGCGATGATACGCCGATTCTTACACGAAACGGCTGGAAGAATCACGGCGATTTACAAGTCGGTGATGAAGTTATCAGTCCCAAAGGTCAGTTTGTGAAGGTGCTGGCAGTATCTCCGAAGAATTATGCAAATATTCGCTGCCATTTCTCTGACGGCACATACATTGACTGCCATGAAAACCACGAGTGGCCTGTTTACAGCAAACATTCCAATGGGTTCAAAGTGCTTGAAACAAAGCAGATGATGAATGACTTTGAATCGGGGAAACCGGGACATCGCGGTCATAGATATTTCTATTATTCCCCTGCTTGCAATTTTGTTGAGGGAGAATATAAAAAGCTACCCGTTGAGCCATACACACTGGGCGCATGGCTTGGCGATGGAACAAATCAAAAGCCCTTGATTTGCGAATCAAAACAGGACAGATGTATTATCGAAAGAATTGTCAACGACGGATATGCCATCGGGAATTATTACGTCCATAAGACAACAGGAGTAGAATATTTTCATTTCGATGGGCTTCGTGCCGACCTAAAAAAGATTGATATGTGCTATCGCTCTACTCGTTGTGTGAAGCATATCCCTGAAGAATACTTTACCGCTAGCATTGCACAGCGCATGGAACTGCTCGCGGGTCTTATTGATACCGATGGCACGTTAAAATCGAATGAAAATCGGTATTCTTTTTCTACAACAGAACCGCAGCTGCGTAATGATTTTGAAACGCTCGTGTCTACTTTCGGTTGGCGTTGCTCTGTAACCAGTTATGCCCCTCGCGTTTCTTCTAGTGGTGTTCATGGGAGGAAAACTGTTTATCGGATTGATTTTAACCCAACTTGCCCTATCCCTTGCGTTGTTCCTCGTAAACAGATGAAATCGTTCTCCAAACCTCGCCGTGTTGCGTTCTGCGGTTTTGAGCGCATCGAACCGAAGCAGGGCAATTGCATTCAGGTTGAGGGTGGCGTGTACTGCGCTGGTAAGCGGCTGATTCCCACCCACAACAGTACCTTGTGCATCTTCTTCATCACATGGCTAATGGGAAACCGCCCTGACGTTGCATCGGTTATGAGCGGGCATTCCGATAAGCTGACCAACGGTTTCTACGGCGAAGTGCTGTCCATCATCACTGACCCTGTGACTTACAACTGGGGTAAAATCTTCCCTGACGTTCAGCTTGTGGACAAGAGTGCAAAGGACGAAAGCGTTGACATGAACCGAAAGAAGCGCTTCCCCACCCTGACTTGCCGGTCTATTGGTGGTACGCTGACTGGTGCTGTTGAAATCGGCGAGGGCGGCGTTCTGTACAGCGATGACTTGATTGAGGACTTAGAGGAAAGCCTGAATGTTGAGCGTCTGAACAACAAATATGATGCCTATTTGAACCAGCTGAAAGACCGTAAAAAGCAGGGTGCTTTAGAGTTGATGGTCGGCACACGCTGGAACGTGCTTGACCCTCTGGGACGCATCCAGAACCAGTATGCAGACAACCCGAAGTACAGATTCCGCGTGATTCCTGCGGTGGACGAGAACGGACACAGTAACTTCAATTATGACTATGGCGTTGGATTTGACGATGCCTACTATGCTGACATGAAAGCCAGCATTGACGATGCAACATGGTGGGCGAAGTACATGGGCAAGCCCTATGTGCGTGAAGGCTTGCTATTCCCTGCCGATGAACTGCGGTATTTCAACGGCGTTCTTCCTGATGGAGAACCTGATCGCAAGCTCATGGTCATGGATATTGCATGGGGCGGCGGCGACTTCACAGCCTGTCCTATCGCTTATGTGTACGGAGATGCCGTGTTCATCCCTGACCTTGTGTTCAACAACGGCGATAAGACCGTGACCAGACCGGAAGTCGTGGGTAAAATCATCCAGCACAAAATCAACGTGGTGCGTGGCGAAGCTAACAACGGCGGTGACGAATACTGTGACGTGGTAGACAGCCAGCTTCGGCAGCAGGGCTATCACTGCTCTGTCCGCAGCCAGCGTGCGCCGAGTGGCCAAAGCAAGCTGTCAAGAATCATTCAGTATGCGCCGGACATCAAACGGTTCTATTTCCTTGACGAAAAACACCAGTCGAAAGAGTATAAGGCGTTCATGGAACAAGTGACGATGTTCACGCAGCTTGGCAAAGTTCCGCACGATGATGCACCGGACAGTCTGGCACAGCTTGCCGATGAATTGTATAACGGAATCAGTAAAATCGAGCCTGTCAAGAGGCCTTTTTGATTAAAAACACAATATATTGTGTTCGCTGGGTCTATTTATTTGATTTCACCACTTGACAAGGCTTATAATGTACGCAGGAAGTTTTGCAGCTTCCCTTAAAGGAATAGCTTGCACGCGGGGTTTTGTCATTTTACTCGCGTGCGTGTCAACAAGCATATTCCTCCTTTCACCGGTGGAGGTTTTCTCACTCTTTCGCCTTCACCGGGCTTTATATGTTGCGTTTCCAATTGTAAGGGGAATGCCAGCCTGTCTCCCCCATGGCTGGCAAGCAACGGTTCGATTCCGTTACGCAGCACAACCAACCACCTAGCTTTGCATGGACTTATTCTCCAAAACCTCCACCGCTATTCCCGGCTCTCAATGCGATGTTTAGGCATGACATTGCAAAGAGCAGCGGTTAACCAATCAAGCCGGGTTTCTATGTTGCATTAGCTCAGTCAGGCTAGAGCATCCGGCTCATAACCGGACATACATTGGTTCAAATCCATTATGCAGCACCAAAATTGCAGCTTACCCGTTGACTGTCCGTCAAACTGAATGTAAAGGCTGCAATGGTTTTCTTCGGGCGAAGAATAGCACGGCTGGAAGTGCGAACAGTTTCCCGGCAGCTTCTGACAGGTCTGTGCTCAACAGCCTGTTTCCAGAAACCCAACGAAAGGAGCACAGATGGTAGCAAAAGTCAGATGCAAGCGTCCTCGAAAAGACGCAAACGGCAATCCGTGTGATTGCGGACGTTATCTTGGCAAAGTGGAAGGCAAGTTCTCCCTTCTGTGTCCTCTTTGCCATTGGATTACAATTGGAGATTCCAGCCTTCCAAAAGATACATGGGTCTCCGTACCAAAGTTTAAAAACTGAATAGCTTTTGAAGCGCAGTTGTAAGCGCAGTGAGATAGACCTTAACAGGTTTGTCTTGCTGCGCTTTTTATTTTGCCGGAAAGGAGGAACGCATGGCTGAGTATCAGATAGTCGTTGACGGCTTTTTGAATAATCCACTGACCGGCCGTAGACCGATTGAAACGCCGGAGACGGAAATCAATCGGGCAAACGTGCTGAAAGTGGTCATGGGCAAGGCAGATCCTATTCATCTGCTAAACAAGAACGAGATACGCTTTCTGCACAACTACTACTTGGGTAGTCAGCCTGTCCTCCATCGCACGAAGGAGTACCACGCTGAAATCACCAATCGCATTGTAGAGAACCATGCCAACGAATGTGTAGGTTTCTACACAGGCTATATGAGCGGCACTCCTTGCTCTTATGTGCGGTCTGAAACGGCAACTGGTGACGGAGAGGAAATCGCCCGCTTGTCCAATGCTTTGCAGTATGAGGGTAAGGATGCTCTTGATCGGCGGCTCTGGCAGTGGATGTTGGAGTGCGGACAGGGATACCGCATTGTTCTCCCTGACAAGGGATACAACGGAAATTACCCGGACGAAACGCCCCTGCTAGTGGACGTTCCCGACCCGGATATGGCGTATGTGATTTACAACTCCGGCATCGGGCACAAGCCCATCGCCAACGTGCTGCATATCCCACGCAATTATCAGAATGACCTGAATGACCTAATTTGCGTGTATACGCCAAACCAGTACTTTGAAATCGACAACGGCAAGGTTACAAAGTCTGAGAACCATTCTCTGGGAATGTTGCCGATGGTCGAATACAAGCTGAACCCGGAGCGTATGGGTCTGTTTGAACCGGCTATCCCTGTGCTGGATGCCATCAACGACCTTGAAAGCAACCGTTTGGACGGTGTGGCGCAGTTCATCCAGTCCATCATGGTGTTCACTAATTGCCTTGTGGACAAGGACGCTCTTGACCAAGTGAAAGAACTTGGTGCTATGTGCCTGAAATCCACTTCTGGTCTGTCCGCTTCTGTTTCTCAGATTGCAAACGAGCTTGACCAGCAGCAGAGCCAGACCCTGCTTGATTCCATGTTGAATGTATACCGCAGTCTGACCGCCATGCCTAGTGCCACTGGCAGTGAGAACGCAACATCCGACAACGTGGGCGCAGTCATCGTCCGCAACGGCTGGAATCACACCGAAGCGAGGGCGCAGCAGTACGAGAATATGTTCAAGTATGCTGAGCGCCAGAGCTTGTCTGTGATGCTGAAAATTCTGCGTGACACGGCTGGTTCTAAGCTGATGGCAAGTGACATCAACATCAAACTGCCGCGCCGTCAGTATGACAACCAGCAGAGTAAGGTTCAGATTTTCGCACAGATGCTCGGTCAGAGTATTGACCCACAGTTGGCGTTCACTACGCCCGGCCTGTTCCCTGACCCGCAGGCTGCTTACGAAATGAGCAAGCCCTTCCTGATTGCCGCTGGCAAGCTGGGCGAAGATGGGAAAGCACCGAAGCCGCAGGAACAGCCTGTAGACCATATTGTTGACGATAACAAAATGTTGAACGAACAGGCCGGCGAAAAGAACGGAGGGGAAAAATGAATTTTGCAAGTGCTTTGTTTTCTCTTAAACGAGGTCGTAAAATCAAGCGTCATCATTGGACCGGTTATTGGTGCTTGGGGACTAAAGATTCTAAAAAGCCTTATGTCGAAATGCACTGTTACGATGGCAAGATTGTAAATCTTGTTGATTCGGAAGATATTTTGTACACCATGGAAAATATGGCGTGTGACGATTGGGAAATCGTTGATGAATGGAAGTAAAGGCTTTCGCCTTTGCATATTCCGGCAGGGAAGCCGGGATACAAATTTCGCAGCGTTGCAGGGAAGCAACGGTAAAAAAACGCAGGAGGAAATTAACGATATGAAACTCAATGTGTTGCTTGGCGATGCTTACAAAGAGGGCATGACCGCCGATGAAATCATTTCTGCGCTTGAAAAGGTTGCAGACCCTAACGCAGAGGTTGAGAAGCTGCGCAATGCTGTGACAAAAGCCAACGGCGAAGCTGCTGAGTACAAGAAGCAGCTCAAGGCAAAGCGTACCGATGACGAGAATGCCGCACAGGAACAGGCTGACAAGCTGGCAGAGATGCAGAAGCAGATTGAAGCCCTGACTGCTGACAAGGAAAAACTCGTCAAGGAAAAGACCCTTGCATCTTACCGTGAGAAGTTCGTTGCACAGGGTTATGACGCTGAACTGGCTGGCAAGGCTGCGTCTGCACTGGCTGACGGTGACATGGACAAGGTGTTTAAGTTCCAGTCGGAGTTTATGATTGCCCACGACACCGCATACAAGGCTTCTCTGCTGAAGGATATGCCCACACCTCCGGGTGCGGATGGCAAGGGCGGCTCTGACAGCGAAGGCGTTGCTTTTGCTAAGAGCCTTGCAGCAAGAAAGAATGCCGAAAATAAGACATCGAGTGACGCATTGAACGCTTTCCATTAAGGAGGAAAACATGAAGTATACCACTACTCCGGTATCGGCTCCTGAAAGCACTATTCTGGCTGCTGATACCTACGTTGCCATTCCCTTTACTGTGACCGAAACCGATGTCGTAAAGGCTGGCTATCCAATGGCAAAGACTGGCAAGAAGGCTTCTGCCACTACCGGGGTTTCCGATGCAGCAGTTACCGACGCCATTGGCATTCTGCTGCACACCGTTGACCCGTCCGTCAACCCAAACGGCGCACTGCTTATTCAGGGCGTTGTTGACCAGAAAAAGGCAAAGGCAAGTTCTGGCTTTTCTTTTACTGCTAATGACGTTGCCGCTCTGCATAAGGCTGTTCCCGCAGTCTTTTTCCGTGACAACATCGGCACTAATGCTTAACGGAGGTAAAAAACATGGATTTTCAGAAATATTTCACTTCCGATGCGATTGCTGAGTATTGGACGAATGATGTTACCAACGCGCAAGCATTCGGCTCTGATGCCCTGTTTCCTCCGCGCAAGAAAGCTGGTCTGGAGCTGAAGTGGATTCGCGGTCACAAGGGCGTTGGCATCTCCCTGATGCCGAGTGCATTTGACACGAAGGCGACCTTCCGCGAGCGCAAGGGCTTTAAGATGTCTGAAACCGAGATGCCGTTCTTCCGTGAGGGCTTCCACATCGACGAGAAAGACCGCCAGATGTTGATGGAGATTCAGAACAGCAACAGCACTTTTGCGGAGGAAATCATCGGCCGAATTTTCGATGATGCCGCAGAGCTGATTACTGGTGCTCGAATCGTTCCTGAACGTATGGCGTGGCAGCTGCTTTGCCCGGAGAACGGCAAGCCCGGTATCACCATCAAGGCAAACGGCATGAACTACATCTATGATTACGACCCGGATGGTACTTGGCAGGCAAAGAATTACAAGGCTCTTACCGGCAAGGCAAAGTGGGACGTTACCACTTCTACCCCCCTTACCGATTTCACTGCCGCAAAGGATGCAATCGCTGCAAATGTTGGCGAAACTATCACTCGCGCTTACATGAACACCAACACTCTGAACAAAATGATTGCTTCTGACGAGGTGAAAAACCGTTTCATGACGGTTACGGCAAAGTCTATTGCTGTTCTTACCCAGAGTGAAGCACGCGCGCTGGTTGAGCAGACTACCGACATCAAGATTCATCTGTTTGACAAGATGTACCAGCCTGAAGGCGGCGGTGATTCCGTCAAGTACATCCCGGACGGTTATGTTGTTCTGGTTCCCGATGGCAAAGTTGGCGAGATGTGGTATGGCACTACTCCCGAAGAAGCAGACCTTCGTGCTGGTCTGACGAATGCTTCTGTTTCTATCGTGAACAATGGCGTTGCTGTCACCACCATTAAGGAACCTCACCCTGTAAACACCAACATCATCGCATCCGAAATTGTCCTGCCGTCCTTCCAGAAGATGGACGCTGTGTACTGCATCAAGGCTTACTAAGGCGAAAGGAGGTAAGCAGCATGGGAGACCAGTATTCCGAAGTGGCAGTCAAGCTGGGGCAGTACATTGCCCCAGCACTTGACCGTGAAATCACGGACGAGGACTACCCACTCTTCGACCTGCTGCTTGATTTCGCCAAAGACAAGATATTTGCGCAGGGCTACCCTTTCGGCAACAGACCGGACGAGCTGCCCTTGCAGTATCAGTCGTTGCAGATACGCATTGCAGCGGAACTGTACAACCACATCGGCGCAAACGGACAGACGAGCTACACTAACAATGGCATTACTCGTGTGTGGGAAAGCTCCGATGTGGCGCAATCCCTGTTGAATGAAGTGGTTCCGAGAGTAGGTGTTATCGGCTGATGTTCAATGGTAGCCCGCTGGATAAACGCCCACTGTGGTACTCAAACCCGGTCGGCGAAAAAACGCCTGTTGTGGACGAGTGGGGAAACGAGACTGGCGAATCTGCATACGAATCGTGGAGTGACCCCGAAAAGCTGATGCTGAACGTCAGCCCCCCTACTGGTTCTGCGGAAGCAAACCCTTTTGGAGCGTTCACGGATTACAGCTACGTTGTCAGTTCGTCCAGCAAAAAGCGCAACACACCGCTTTATGAAGGCACTCACGTCTGGTTTCAGACGGACGTTTCAAAGCCCTTCAATTACATCGTGGTCAAAGTCGCAGAGCATATCACAGACACGAAGTATGCGCTGAAAGAGGTGGCTGCAAGTGAAAATTAAAGTGAGGTTGAGCGATGCCGGACTTAAACAGGCTGAGGAAGATATTCGCAAATACAAGACCACCCTGAACCAAAAGGCGCAGTTATTCGCAAAGGCGCTTGCCGATAAAGGTCTTGCTGTTGCAACAATCCGTTTTGCCAATGCCCAATACGCTGGCAAAAACGATGTTAAGTGCGAAGTTATCCAAAACGGCACTTCTTGCACCATCCTAGCGGAGGGGCAGGCGGTTGCTCACATTGAGTTCGGCACAGGTGTTACACATCAGGGCTGGGGCGCTGCCGGAACAGTCGGCCCCCTTCCATTGCCTGATAACATTGGTGAACATGGCACATACGGCAAAGAAAACGGCAAACACAAGCGCTGGTACTACTACGGAGAATCCGGCAATGCTGGTACGCCTGTCAAGGAAGTAGATGGCAAAGGTCAGCTGAATTACACCAGCGGCAACGATGCAGCTATGGCTATGTGGGGAGCTGTTGAGGAAATGGCTTCTCAAGTAGAAGCAACGTGGAGGGAGGTTTGGAATAGTTGATCGATTATTTCAATTCTATCTTCACGGCTGTTGCTAAGGAACTGCGAAAGCAAGTCCCCGGCATCTTTGTCACTGGCGAAATCAATGACAGCAACGTCAAAAAGTTTCCGTGTGTGCAGATAGAGGAAAATAGCAACCTTCCTGTGCACATTGATTCTGCCGGTCACAGCAAGTACGCTGCCGTTTCTCTGCGTGTGCGGGTCTACTCTAACAAAACAAGCGGACGCATTGCAGAAGCACGTTCCATTGTTGGAATCGTGGATTCTGCTCTTGAACCGCTTAAATTTTATCGCAAGTCGTTTGCCCCGTTGAATGGGCTGTACAACAATTCCGTCTATCGGATTGATTGCAGCTATGGGGCAACAATCGGAGAGGACGGAATGATTTACCGAAATTAAGGAGGTAAACATTCTATGAGTACTGCTATCTCCGGTCTGAATACCACCCTTTATTGTGGCGATTCCGCTTCCGCTCTGACGAAGCTGTGCGACATTAAGGATGTGCCCGACCTGATCTCCGACCCGAACCTTCTGGATGCAACCACCCTGTCTGATGGTATGCAGAAGCAGATTTTTGGCATCGTTCAGGCTGACACCAAAGCCTTTACCGCCAACTATAACAAGACCGACTACGCCGCCGTCAAGGCTGCTGGCTATGACGATACCTCTGAGAGCAACGTGGACAAGTACTACGCCCTGAAAATGCAGGACGGTTCCGGCTTCACTTGGCAGGGTATGCACCAGGTCGGTCTGTCCGGCTTTGGCGTTGATGAGGTCGTGGAAATGACCATCAATTGCATCTTCCACTCTACCCCGAAGTTCAGCGAGAGCCTGACCGTCAACGGCGGCTAATCCGCAAAAATCGAATCAATCAAACCGGGCAGAACTGAACAACGGATTTGGTTCTGCCCCTATTTATAAAGGAGAGCATTTATTATGGCTGCTAAGGTTATCAACTTTCATTCCCCCGATGGCAAGAACACTTACGAGCTGACTTTCACCCGCGAGAGTGCCGAAGCTACTGAACGCAACGGCTTCCAGATTTACGAGTTCTCTAACGGTATCAACCCCATCAAGAACACTTCCGCTCTGTTCTATGGCGCGTTTATTGCCCGCAACAAGGGCATCAAGCGAAAGCTGGTCGATGATATGCTTTCGCACATCGAGGACAAGGAAGGTCTGATGGCTGCCCTGATGGAGATGTACGCGGATTCTATCAAGGCTCTGGTTGCCACCGATGAGGAGGACAAGACCGCAAAAAACGCAACGTGGGAGATTGTGTAACCTCACAGTCTCAAGAATCGGACAGCCACACAGAGCCATTCTCTGTGTCTAAGCTGTTCCACGATGTAGAAGCCTATTACATTTCCATTGGCATGACCTATGACCAATTCTGGCGTGATGACGTCTGGCTGGCAAAGGTCTACCGGGACGCGGAAGAACTGCGCGCCCGCAGAGCCAATGTTGAAGCGTGGAGAAATGGTTTCTACACGGCATCTGCGCTTTCCTCTACGGTTGGCAATATGTTCCGCAAGAAATGGTCTAGCCCCATCAAGTACATGGATAGACCGATTCCTCTCACCCAGAAAGAGCAGGACGAGTACGAATACCAACGCGCATTGGAAGCGCAGGAACGCATCAAGAGGGCAATGTTCTCTATGATGAATCAGAAGGACGGTGGTAGCAATGGCTGATGTTGATATTACAAGCTTATCCGTAGAAATCTCTGCGGAATCGCAGGGTGCAGAGCTTAACATTGACAAGTTGACTACCGCTATTTCCAAACTGCGCACAAAAGGTAGCATTGGCAAGGTATGTTCTAGTCTTGACACTTTAACAAAGTCTATCTCTGCGTTGAAGTCTGCTTCGTCCGGCATGGACGGACTTAGTAGAATCAATGATTTTATGGACAGGATTTCCAATGTGAAACTGTCTGAAAGTGCAAAGGGCATCCGTTCAGTCGCCAGTGCATTAACTAGGATTTCTTCGGTCAATTTGAAAGATATTGACCTTTCTGGACTGAAAAGCAAAATGAATGGCCTGCAAAACGGCTTGTCTCCGCTTTCCAAAGTTGATGCGTCTGGCCTTAGAAGTGTAAGTAGCGCACTTAATTCCATTGCAAAAATTCCAGATTTTAGCAGCAAGTTGGATTCAAAGACACTGGATGATTTTGCCACTTCTTGCAAGAAAATCACAGATGCCCTTGACCCGCTTGCTTCCAAAATCGAAACAGTAGGGAATTCGTTTGCGAAGTTACCTTCCAACATTCAAAAGGTCATTGCGGCAACGGACGGTGCTACAAAAGCAAGCAATAAATCGGCGAAGAGTTATTTGAGCCTTTCCAGCCAGCTGAATGGTTTCATTCGGTCTGCGGCAAAGCTTGTTTCGCTGAAAGCTATCGCAACCTATCTTGGCAACGCAGCGGAGAAGTTCAATAGCTACTATGAAGCCGCAAACCTGTTTGGCGTGTCCATGAAGGAACTGACCGGCGAAGCAAGCACGTTCATCAACAAGATGGAGACCTTGCTTGACATTGACCCAACCGAAGCCATGAACAACATGGCAACGATTCAGAGCTTGACTACTTCGTTTGGCATAGCAAGCGACAAGGCGTATGTGCTGTCCAAGAACCTGACGCAGCTTGGCTACGACCTCGCTTCTTTGAAGAATATCCCTGTTGCGGAATCCTTTACGAAGATTCAGGCAGCTATTTCCGGCGAACTTGAACCGATTCGCCGTCTGGGTGTCGATATTTCTAATGCTCGGTTGCAGCAGGAACTGCTTAATCTTGGCTATTCGCAGAGCGTTTCTACCCTGTCTCAGGCTGATAAGGCTGTTCTGCGGTACATTGCCATCATGAAGCAGACCACCGATGCACAGGGAGACTTCGCCCGCACTCTGTCCAGCCCTGCCAATATGATTCGCATTTTGCAGGCACAGCTGAACAGTCTGGCTCGCGCCGTTGGCTCTTTGCTCTACCCTGCCCTGAAATCTATCCTCCCGCCGCTGATCGCAGCCGTTGAACTAGTCAAAGAACTTGTCACTGGCATTGCATCCCTGATGGGCGTGAAGGTAGAGTTCCCGGATTTTAGCAGCGCAAGCGATGCTGTTGGTGGCGTCACGGATGCGATGGACAATACCACCAAAGCGACCGGCAAAGCTGCAAAGGCGTTTAAGAACTACATCATGGGCTTTGATGAACTGAACGTCATCCAGAAAGACAATGGCTCTTCCGGTGGTTCCGGCTCTGGTGCTGGTGCTGCTGGCAACCTCTTGGGCGATGTAGACTTGTCCGGCTACGATATGTTCAAGAACTACGTTGGTTCTTCCGTTGATGAAATTAAGGCAAAACTTGAAAAGTTGCTTCCGCTCATCTCTGGAATTGCAGCCGGGTTTGCGACATGGGCAATTAGCAACTCAGTTCTTACTGCTCTTGAGAAAATCAAAGGTGAAGGGTCTTTGATTGAAGCAGTCTTGAAGCTTTGGAAGAACCCGATAATGGCAGCTGCGGTTGCCGTTGGCATTATCGTTGCAAGGTTTGTAAGCCTTTATCAGAATAGTGAGAAATTCCGAAAAGGTCTTGAGCGTGTAAGGGCGCTTGTCTACCTCGCGGCAGAAGGATTCAAACAGGGTTGGAACATATCACTTACCGATGGGAAACTCGGAGAATCCATTGAATACCTGAAAGAATCTCTTTCCAATCTTGGGCAATCTATCCTGAATTTGCTCCCTGAAAGCTGGCAGGAAGGAATCACTTCCGCGTTTGATTCCATTTCAAAAGTTGTGAAGAAGCTCGACCTTGACGTTTGGGATTTAGTTACAACGCTTGCTGGCATCGGACTTATCGTATCCGGTCATCCTGTTGCGGGTCTTGCTGTTATAGGATTTGAAGCTATTTCCGTAGCCGTTCGCGGGCTTGGAAGTGAAAATCAGAAAACTGCCTTTGGAATGGAAACCGACTGGTTCAATTCCTTCAAGTCTATTGGCGAAAGCGTTGCAAACTTTGCGGCTGCTGCCGTTACCGCGATTGGAAACATCATTAACGATATTGCAATCTTTGTTGGTTGGATTAAAAACGGAGTTTCCGAAACAGACCGCTTGGATTTGCAGATGAACGGCAACTTCATTGAAAACTTTGTGATGGGCATTGCCCAAACAATCCACAATATAGGCGTTTTTGTTGGTTGGATTACAAGTGGCGTTGATGAAGCTGACCGGTTGGCAATTGCAGCGAACGGAAATTTTGCGGAAAAGTTCATCCTTCTGATTGCTGACGTTATCAACGGAATTAAAGAAGCCGTGAAGTGGTTCGGAAAACTGATTGAAAAAATCTCGAAGTTCAATCCTGTTAGCGTTGGCAAAAACATCATAGATGGCATCGCAAAAGGCATCGTTGGCAAAAAGAACGTTGCAGATGATGCTGTCAAGGCGGTAACGGACGGAATCCAAGAAGAAGCACAGACTGAACTTGGCATCCACTCCCCTTCCAAAGTTTTCAAGGGTTATGGTGTCTACCTCATAGAAGGTCTTGTGAACGGCGTCTTAGCCACCAAAAACCTTGCGGTGAAAGCTATCCAGTCCGTGTCTGACGCGGTAAAGACCATCGGTTCTCAGCTGGCAGACGACAACTACGGCTTGCGCGATGGCTCTATCAGCCTTTCCGTTGATGCAAGCGGCAAGTCCATGATGGAAACCGCAAACGCGCTGAAACGCACGATGCGCACCACCAATGATAGCTTTGGCGGTTGGTTCAAGAAGATGAAAACCGACTTGGGCGACTTCACAGAGGGCGTTGATGCTGTTACTAAGGCGGGCAAAGACATCTCCAACGGCTTCAAATCTTCCGTTGACGCCCTTACCGCTGCATCGAAGTCTATCTTGAACACGCATGATGGTTTTGTGAGCGCGGTCTCTGATATTCGTTCTTTTGTGAAAAAGAGCGTTGCAGAGATAGAGAACGAGTACCAGTACAACGGCTTCTTCGGTGCTGCTGGTCTTGCCATTCAAAAGGCGTTTGAGGGCGTGTACCTTGTTTTTAACAAGGTTTCTACTGCTGTCAAGAACGTGTCCGACACTATCGACAGTGTGAAGAACGTTATAACCACCTTCAACAACCTAAAAACCAAAGTTGGTGAGGTCATCGACCAAGTTCCCGCTTTGAAACAGGCGTATGGTGGGCTGAAATCGTTCTTTAATGACCTGTTCAACAAGGATAGCGGCATTGGCAAAATTGTGTCTGACGGCTTTGACTTCATCAAAACGAAAGCCGGAGACGTAGCAAACTGGTTTAAGGAAAAGCTCAACATTGGAAGTTCCGGCAGCTCTGCTGGTGGCGGTTCGTTAGGAGCTCTCGGAAGTACAGCGGCTTCTGGCGGCGCATTGTCGCATCTTGGTGCATACGGTGGAATAGGCGCTGGTGTTGGCCTTGGCCTTTCTGGTGGCATCCAGTGGTGGAAGGACATGATAGGCACTTGGGGAGATTCCGATAAATCCTCTGGCACAAAAGTTCTTGAATCCATAAAGCACACCCTTTGGGATTTGTCGCCTATTGGAGCACTCGTAAATCTTGGTAAAAAGATTTTTGGCTTTGCAAGTGGCGGTTTCCCCGATGCCGGGCAGCTGTTCATCGCCAGAGAAGCCGGTGCAGAGATGGTCGGCTCTATGGGCGGGCACACAGCAGTTGCAAACAATGACCAAATCGTTGAGGGCATCCGCGAAGGTGTTGAAGCTGCAATGGAGCGTCAGAACCAGCTCCTGCGCCGTCAGAACGAGTTGTTGCAGGCTCTGCTTGAGAAGGAAGGGAGCGCAGAGATCAACGTGTCCAGCTTCTATCAGGCAGTGAACAGAACGAACCAGCGCAACGGCAAAACAATTATCCCGGTAGGTACTTAAAGGAGGGGCATTTATGGACTACGACCAGTACAATCCGATTCGGAGCGTGGATGGGCAGTATCTTAAATGCCCCTCTTCTTATCAGTGGCGGTTACAGGACATTTCGGCATCCGATGCCGGACGCACAGAGGATAACAAGATGGACAAGAAACGTCTTGGACAGTGCGTCAAGCTGGAACTGGAATGGAAGTACACCACGATAAAAGAAGCTGCTGCTATCCTGAAAGCGTTCAACCCGGAATACATCAACGTTACCTATCTTGACGCAATGGCTGGCGATTGGAAAACCAGCGAGTTCTATGTTGGTGACCGTGCTGTTCCGATGTATAATTCGCGGATGAATCGCTGGGAAGGGATATCTTTTAACATCATCGAAAGGGCTGCACACTGATGGTCAATGTATCGCAAGATATCATAAAATCATTCAACGAGGGCAACAAACAGACTGCCCTTATTGAGGTTACTGCCGGCAGCAAGACGTTTGCCATCACCGATGCAGATATCATTCAGGGCGGGCTGAAGATTGACCGATACTGCGTGACCAACAGCAAAATCGAGGTCGGTTCTGCGGTTGCGTCTGAACTGTCCTTGAAGCTGCAAAACTACGATGGCAAGTTCAATGATGTTTCCTTTGAGGGCGCTGTCCTGAACGTCAAAATCGGCATCAAACTGTCCAGCGTTCTTGAGAGTGCAACGCTAGGCAAGGGCATTCTAAGACGCATGATTCTTGGCTCTGCGTCCTCTGACCAAGACGTTGCGTATGTTCCCTGCGGTCTTTTTATCGTGGACACCCCGCCCCGCAAACTGAGCACAATAAGCATCTCTGCGCTGGACTACATGGTCTTGTTTGACCGCGAGGTGAACGCTTCTGCACTCTCCTTCCCTATCCACGTTGATGCGCTTATCCAGAAAATTTGCTCCATTTGCAACGTCACGCTTGCAACGGATGTTTCGGTGCTGCCGAACCACTATTTTAGCATCGGCGGTCTGCCTGATACAAACCAGACTTTGACCTACCGCCAGCTTTTGCAATGGTGTGCGCAGCTTACAGGCACTTGCGCATTCATGGATGGCAGCGGACGGCTTGTGCTGAAATGGTACGAGCAGACTGGTGTGACCATCACCGCAAGTGAGCGTTATTCCAGCGATATGTTGGAGAACGACATCACCATTACAGGTTTTACCTGTGACGATGGCAACGGCAACACCTACCTGTCCGGCACAGCAGATTATACGCTTGACCTGAGTGACTGCGGCTTCCTGACCAACGCCTACGAGGGTGTTTTGAAGGAATTGCAAACCGCACGCGGCGGGTTTGCTTACCGTCCATACAGCGCCACCATCAAGTCTGCACCGTATCTGTTTCCGCTGGACATGATACGCTACAAGGACAAAGACGGCGTTGTACATGATACCATTGTCACCAACGTTACGCTGGCTCTGAACTGCAACACAGCGATTTCCGGTGCGGGCGAGACGGTCACAAGTTTTTCTTACGCGCAGTCCACAAGCGGCGTTACGAGCCAACAGGCTGCGACCGACAGAGCGAACCTTGAAAAGATAAACCAGACTGCTACGCAGACTAACCAGAACAAGCAGGACTTGACGCAGTTCAGGACAGAGTATTCTTCTGACCTTGAAAGGACGAACACTGCCATTGAAGCCCGCGTCACAAAGGAAACGTATCAGACGGACATGGCTGGCGTTTCTACGCGCATCGGTGCAGCGGAAACAAAGATTTCTCAGAACGCTGATGCTATTATTCTTCGTGCAACAAAAGAAGAGCTTTATAGCATGATAACGTTTACTCCTGAAAATGGGTTGGTCGTCACTCGTAGCGACTGGGAAGGCAAAGTTCAAATCACCGGTCAAAACGTACAAGTCGTTCGCGGAAACAATAAAGTTATTATAAACAACAATGGCATAGACATAACGAATGCCTATGGAAGTGTTTCTATATACAGCGGTGGCATATCTTTTCACGGCATTCGCAACAGTAAGATTTTTGAATGGCCTTATGAAAAAGATTCTTATGGCAACCCGATAGGCGAATTCGCTGCGCAAACTACAAAAATCGATCTTTCGTCCTACTCGTCTGTAATGCTGGTCTATGACACGCATAAAGATGGAACATGGTTTTCAGGTGGCGGCGGTGCTGGTAGACTTACGGTCGTTCTTCCTGTTAATGGGCAAACGTACTCTTATGCTTATCCGTGGAATACGGTACACTGGCGAAAGGTAACAGTATCATATAATGGTATCACTTTTGGAAATGGAAACGAGAGAACGTCCGACTATAAAAATAACGTTATAACTGGCGTGATACATTTGGAAGTTCCTATTTCTGATGGTGTTAATAAAAACGATAAGGTTTGCCGCCCGTTGGAACTATACGGTTTTATGTGAGGTGGATATCATGGAACATTTCAAGTTCAAGTGCAAAGTCGGATTGGATGGTCGATTGTATGGCGGCGGGTGGTGCCACGAAAGCGTTATTCCAAACCCTCTTCCGCCCGATGAGATTCTGTTTGATGACTTGTCAGGAATGACAGAAGGGTTTTATACAGCTTATTTGTGGGATGGAATCAACTTGATATACAGTCCCGTACCAAAAGTCGATGAGCCTGTTGATACTGAAACAGAAACGGCTTTTACGAAAACCAACGAAAATGAAGAGGAGGTAACTTATCAATGAGCTATCAGAAGCAGAACTTTGCAAACGGCGAAGTGCTTACCGCTTCGCAGCTGAATCACATGGAGGACGGTATTGCAAAAGCTAATGAAAATACGAATTCTGGCTCCGGTCTGAGCGAGACCAGCAAGACCCTGCTGCTGTCCCTTTTGGAAAACGCCGCCTACACCAGCCCCTCCATGCAGGCGCAGCTGAACGCCTTGCGCACCGAGTGGAGCAGCGGCGGTGGCAGCGGTGGCAGTGACAAGATTCCGGTGCAGAGCATCAGCCTGAGCAGCAGCGCCCTGACCCTGAACGAGGGCGAGAGCAAGACCCTGACCGTTACCGTGCTGCCTGCGGATGCCACCTATGGCGATCTTGTTCTTAACTTTAGTCCGGGAAGTTTCGTTTCTAATTCAGGCGTACCTGTTAAGCTATCTAAAAATGTGTACAGATACACTTTGAAAGCTTTAAAGGCGGGCACTTGCACGGTGACCGCCACCGCAGGCGGCAAGAGCGCCAGCTGCACCGTGACGGTGGAAGCAGCCGAGACGGCACAGCTGATCTACACCCTGCCCGCCGAAACGGAGCTGACCAACGGCTTTGACACCGGCCTGAAGCTGCTGGAGCACGCTTCCACCGAGTCGCCGCAGTACACCATTCTGGTGGACGCAAAGGCGGGGGACAACTTTGACGCAAGCACATGGCCTGCTTTCCTGCACTGCCTGACCGAGACCGGCAGCACCACCAACCTGCCCGGCTTCAACTCCACCAGCAGTCCGCTGAATAATAAGACGGAGTTCGCCTACTACAACTACGGCGGCGTTACCCTGTCGGACAGCATCGAGCACCTCAAGACCCGCACGCGGTATGCAGTGCAGATTGACGGCAACAAATATCGCGGCGGCAGTACCTACTGCCCGCTGACCGAGTGGAAAACCACCAACAGCGCGATCAGAGATGTGCCCCAGACCTTCCTGATCGGTGCGGCGCAGAGCGCGGACGGCAGCAAAAAGCAGCAGTTCTGGCCGGGCACGCTGTATCAGTGCAAGGTGTACAAGGGGCTGCTGAGCGATGAAAAAGTGAACGAGTACATCGAAAAGGGGTGGTAAAATGGAAGGATACAGTATCAGCGGCCAGATCATCAGCCCTCTGGCGGGAAAAGCACTGTACATTGCAGGCGACAGCATCGCCTACGGCGCAAGCTGTGCGGGCGGCTACGGCAAGTGCATTGCAGATAAATATGGCATGACGGTGACCAATGAAGCCGTGAACGGCGCAACGCTGGCCCCGAACATTACCGACAACGTAAACGGCGGTATCCGCACCTGTATCAGCACGGTGGTGACAAGCTCCACGGCGCTTGCAAAGGCAGACTATATCCTGCTGGAGGGCGGCGTGAATGATGCGTGGAACAAGGCCCCTGTGGGCACCTTGACGGATGGTTTTGCCGCCACCTACGATGAAACGACCATGACCGGCGCACTGGAAAAAATGCTGGAGTATCTGGCGAAAAACTACAGCGACAAGCGCGTGGCCTATGTATTCCCGCACGGCGGTCTGTTCGGCAGCAGTGAAAACTGGTACAAGACCTACAAACCCGCCATTCTTGCAGCGCTGAAAAAGTGGGGTGTACCCTACGTGGACATTGCAGAAAGCACCCCGCCCATGGGCGGCCACGGCATCAGCGGGCTGAGCGGCAAGTACACCGGCGATGGCACACACCCCAACAAAGCAGGCTACGAGCGGTTTTACATGGAGCCCATCGCTGCGCTGCTGAAGCGTATGTAAAGAAAAGAAAGGACTGATATTATGCTCCCCATTATGGACGTATCCCGCTGGCAGGGGCGCATCAACTGGGACAAGGTCAAGGCAAGCGACTTTGTCTCCGGTGTGATGCTGCGGGCGCTGGGCAACAGCGCAAAAGACGCGCCCAGCAAGCCGTACATTGACCCCACATTTGAGCGCAACTACGCCGAGTGCCAGCGGCTGGGCATCCCCTGCGGCGTGTACTACTACTGCAAGGCGGTCAACACGGCAGAAGCAGACGCAGAGCTTGCCCTGCTGCGCAAGGTGCTTACCGGCAAGACAGTGCAACTGCCCGTTGCGGTGGACATTGAGGACAGCTATGTGCAAGCACCGCTTGACAGGCAGACCCTGACCGACATCGCCGCCCATGCGCTGGGCACGGTGGAGCGCTGGGGCTTTTACGCCATGCTGTACACCGGGCTGTACTTTGGCCGTGATAACCTGTACATGACCGGCGCGGCGCTCAAGCCGTATGACGTGTGGCTTGCAGCATACCTCAGCAAGAAGCCTGAACCGGAATGGAACTTTGGGCTGTGGCAGTACACCAACAAGGGCAAGATTCCCGGCGTTGTGGACGCGATACCGGGCAAGATTTCCGGCGTGGATTTGTCTGTGCCCTACAAGGACTATGCTAAAATCATTGCTAAGAAGGGGCTGACCCGTCTTCGGGAGGGCGCATGAGCGAAGCAATCATCGTGGCAATCATCACCGGCGGTCTGAGCCTGATCGGCGTGATCGTCTCAAACAACCGCACCGCCCAGAGCATGGACAAGAGCATGGACGCCAAGCTGGACAAGCAGCAGGCTGTTACCGAAACCAAGCTGGAAGAACTGACCCGCGAAGTGCGGGCGCATAACAACTTCGCCCAGCGCATCCCGGTGCTGGAAGAGCAAATCAAGGTGGCAAACCACCGCATCGAAGATCTTGAACAGCAGAAAGGAGCTTAAATTATGGAAGCAATGTTTAACTTTATCCCCGCACCCATCGCACTGGTACTGATGCTCATCGGCTTTGCCGCGCTGGCCGTTGGTGCCATCCGGCTGGGTTACAAGCAGTATGTCAAGGACTGGGCGCTGGAGCTCGTGACCATCGCTGAGGACAGCATCATGGGCAGCGGTCAGGGCGCAAAGAAAAAGGCACAGGTCTTTGCCGCGCTGCGCGGCGCACTGCCGGACTGGCTGAAGCCTTTCATCACCGATGAAGTGCTGGACAGCGTGATCGAAAAGGCCGTCAGCATGATGAAAAAGGCACTGGCGGAAAAGAAGCCTACCATCAACAAGGAGTAATTTATGATCGAGCAAAGCGTATCTCTCGCATCCAGTGGCGTCGTCAAAGTGCCGGGCTATGAGCAGCTGGTGCGCTTTGGCTACACCAAGAACCGGGGCGTGTACCGCCTTGCCGTCACCGCTTCCGGCGAGTGGGAAGGGCTGGCTATCCGCTGCTTCTGGCACGTGCCGGACGGCAAAGACCCGGCATCCTCGCTGGTGGAGGACGGCTATGTGGACGTGCCCGCCAGCGTGACCGCACAGCCCGGCAATGGCTGCATCACCTTTGAGGGCAGCGACGGCGCAAAGGTGATGACCAGCGCAGACCTGCGGTATCGTGTCAGCGCCAACTCCGGCACAGAGGACGGCACCGAGCCGGAGCCGGGCACCCCTGCATGGCAGCAGCTGGTGGATGCCGTCCACGCCGATGCCACCGCCGCAGAGCAGGCCAAGACCGATGCCCAGACCGCCGCCAGTGAAGCCGCCACCAGTGCAGGCAGTGCCAGCCAGAGCGCTCAGGAAGCCGCTGGCAGTCTGCAGGAGCTGAAGGACGGTATCGCAAGCGGTGACTTCAAAGGCGAGAAAGGTGACAAGGGCGACACCGGCCCCATCGGCCCGCAGGGTGAGACAGGCCCTCAAGGCCCCACGGGTGCTGCGGGTGCCACTGGCCCGCAGGGCGAGACTGGTCCTCGTGGTGAACAGGGGCCGCAAGGCATTCAGGGCGAGCGTGGCCCGCAGGGTGCACAGGGGCCACAGGGCGAAAAAGGTGATACCGGCCCGCAAGGCCCTAAAGGAGAGACCGGCCCTGCCGTAGCACTGGACACCACCCTCACCCACGAGGGCGAAGCCGCTGACGCAAAAGCCACAGGTGACGCGATCAGCGCAGTAAAGGTGCGGCAGAACATCCTCACAGGCAGTGAGACAGGCAACCCGCTCAGCGTTGACGACGCTTTCCCTGCGCCCCTGTGCGGCCTGACCGTGTACGGTCGGAGCACGCAGGACGGCAAACCCACGCCGGATGCACCTGTGCCTATCGTGAGCGCTGGTGACGGCGGGAGTTTGACAGTGAAGGTGACGGGGAAGAATCTGTTTTATGAACAGGGGTTTCAACAATATTTTATCAACTCGGTAGCAGACAGTGTTGGTTTGGCCGTCGGAAATGTATCAAGTGTTTTGCAAGTGGTTACAGGAGCTAAATACTATGTTACGAGAAACAAAATTGGAACTAAATTCCGTGTTGCGGTCGTAGATGCACTACCCACTAAAAGATCTGTGGTTCGTCCGTCCAGCGCTATAAACGCGGATTCAAAACGACAAGTAGAAATTTCTGCTACATCCAAGTACATGGTCATTCAATGTGAGGATGAAGCAGCTTTCAGTGAGCTAATGGTGTCGTTGGATTCATCCACCGCCTACTCCCCCTACCGTGAGCAGCTCCTCACCCTGCCCACTCCCACTGGTCTCCCCGGCATTCCTGTCACTTCTGGCGGCAACTACACTGACCAAAACGGCCAGCAGTGGATTTGCGATGAGATTGACTTGGAGAGAGGGGTGAAGGTGCAGAGGGTGAACGTTGTAGACTTGTCAACCTGTACAATTACGGGTACAACTAATTTGGTGGCAACAAAACGACTTGCGATTCGGTTGCCACTCAAAGGTAAAAATTATTTAGTAAAAGCCCTATGCAATAGATTGCCATATTTAGTTTCGTTTACTAGCGATACCATTCACTTTTATGTAGACACAAACAATATACAGGCTTTTATTCCCATTGGCGCTAAAAACCCGGAAGAAGGAGAATACATTTTATTCTACGTTCTAGACGCTCCCATCGAAACTCCGCTCACCCCTGCTGAAATTGCTGCTTACAAAGCCCTCACAGCGTACGGTCCTGACACTGTGGTGCAGGCTGGTGACGGTGCGGGGGTTAAGCTGGGGTATCAGAGGGACGTGAACATTGCAATCAAAAAGCTGGAGGACGCCATTGCGTCCATGACTACCACATAAGGAGGTACTTATGGCAATTAAATCCAAAGCACGGCATGACCTGACCCTGCGCTCCATCAAACGGGAGATTTCCGCAAGACGCGACGTGGCATACTGGTTGGACAAAGCGTATACCCATCTGGACAGCGGCCTGCTGACGGAGGACGACATCGCAGAGGTGGAAGCCCTTGCGCAGGCGTACTACGATGCGCTGGATGCTGATGACAAGGCGAACGCTGAGGAAATTACACTGTAAGGAGACAAAAAATGTTTCATTACCACTACATCAAAGTCATTGCTGATTCCGAAAACATGAGTACGAAAGAAATCACTTCTATTCTGCAAAAATACTTTGCAAAACAGAACGATGGTTTTTACCTCGAAATCGACTTGGATAATCATGCCGCTGATTTCGATGGCAGCGGAAAATGGCTCATGCGGTTGGAAGGAAATATTTTGTGGATAAATGGCGAATACGTTGCGCTCAGCGGTGTGCAACAAAACAACCCGGATGATAGCGTTATCGTCAAAATTTCCGCAATTCGTTATCTCATTGTTCACAATAAGGAGTGATATTATGGCAAGCATTACATACGAGCATCTCGGTGACGTCACCGAGATGCTCGCCGCACAAGAACAATTTCGTGGCATCACGAAAATGGTCTGCGCACGTTTTCGCGACCTCACGAAAACATACCATTTCGGCAATGTCAACAAACTGGTGACGTTTTGTCACCAGTTTGCCGTGCTTGGCAATATGGTGCGCAACGCCGGACAGCTGCCGCAGCCTTTCTGGCTCGGTGCTGCCTGTGGCGGCGGCTCGTGTAGTGCTGCCCGCAGCGCTGCAAGGACTTGACCGACAGCAGATGATCGCCGCCATCAAAAACGCACCGCTTGGGAGGGTAGACCGTAAGATAGCCTTACTGCGGTACGTTGAGCGGCTTCCGCTGCCGGACATTGCAGCACAGACACATTACAGCCGAACGGCGGTAGGCTACCGGCTGAAAGGCATTGAAAAAATGCTGGATGTGTGATATACTAACCTTGTATATGGATTAGTTTTGAGCTTTTGCTCTGACAATTCAAAAGCGGCAGGCTTTCGGGTCTGCCGCTTTTCTTTTTGCACGAATTGTGGTACAATATCCATGTCAAGTAAATCTTAAATTGCGCTGAACAAAGGATAAGCCTTTCAGGGTCGGCTACGTGTGGCAGACCTGATTATCGGTGATGATGCCAACCGGATGGTGCGCAAGCCGACTTTGATATGATACAGTCTCCCACCCACCTACTTGCAATGCGTACCATGCGGGAGATGGTTTTATGTTATGAGGAAAAATATATGTGTGAATATTGTGGTATAAAACCTGCGTTTCAAAATAACATTTCGGGTCATTGCGTGTATGATAAAGAAGGAAGCCAAAGAGTTCTCGCTCACGGTGGAATGCACAGTGACCTTGTTATGGGAGTGGATGAAAACGGGGCTGTTTTTATAGAATCAGATGAGGGTGAAAACAACTTATGGTATCCAAATTTTTGCCCCATTTGTGGGCGTAATCTGAAAAAATAAATAATCCTCCACTTAAAATATCTCGATTGAAAGGCTCCGGCCTTTGTAGAGAGTGGCATTACCTGTAGGCGGTTCCGCTCTTGATTTTACAAAAAATCCCCTGCTTTGCCGAAGCCCCGCGTTCCACGCGGGGTACTTTGTAGGCAAAGTGGGGGATTTCTTGCAAGTAAAACGTTCAAACTTTCTATTTTGCATCATTTTATATAAGTATATTTATATCTTTAAGCGCTCACGCGGTTTTTTCCGTGTGGGCGCTTTTCTTTTTTGTCCTTCGTTGTACGTTCGTTGTCTTTCGTTTTTTGCGGATGCAGTACACTGAGAGCACAAGGAGGGATGTATTATGAGCTATTACCAGATACCCGGAACGCCCTACGTTCCGCAGCAGCCTGTCAATCCTTACGGTGGCATGGGCACGGTAGGCCTTGCCACTTCCCTGCCCAACACGCAGATGCAACAGGCACAACCGCAGCGTCCGCAGCCGATGAATGGGCAACAGCCTGTTCAGCAGTCGGCACAAGACGGCGGTTGGTTGCTTGGTAGACCTGTTTCCAGCAGGGAAGAGTTTTTGGCAATACCGTCTGACCTGTACGGTAGACCGACCTACTGCCCAGATTTGCGCAGCGGTGTGATCTACTGCAAGCGGCTCAACCCTGACACCTGCGAATCCTATGTACAGGAGTTCTATAGCCCGGAAGCGTGGCGGCAGATGCAAGCACAACAGGCACAGCAGACCGCTGCACCGACACAGCAGTATGTGCCTATTGAGCAGTACAATACCCTTGTCCACCGCCTGGATGAACTGGAAAAGTGGCAGAAGAGTTTTTCTAAGCCCACTGCCGCAGCAAAGAAAGGAGAATAAATAATGTCCTCTCCGTTTGATATGATTACTCACAGCCCTATCATGCAGCTTGCAAATCTGGCTCGTGCCGGACAAAACCCGATGGGGCTTATCCAGCAGTTGGGTGGGCAGAGCGCACCCATCATGCAGGGGCTAAACCTGATTCAGGGCAAAAACGAAGCACAGCTCCGAACGATGGCTCAAAACCTCGCCAAAGAGCGTGGTATCGACCTGAACCAGCTGGCAAGCGCCCTGAATCTGACGCTGCCCCGATAACGCATCCCTCTAAGCGAAACGCTTCTCAGTTTTGCGGACTTGACAAAAACCGCTTTTGTTTGGCTTCGCCCATCGCATACGGCGATGGGATAGCATAACGCAAAACTGAAAGGAGTTTTGTTATGGACGATTTTGCAACTGGCTATCTGGCTGGGCAGGACGGCGGCAATAACAACAGCGGATTCTTCGGCAACGAGGGTCTGTGGGCGGTTATCATCCTCGCCATCATCTTCGGCTGGGGCACAAACGGCTATGGCCGGAACGGCGGCGACAACGGCATGAACGCCTACATCCCCTATCTGGTCGGCACTGGCGCAACCGGGCAGGGTGGTAACGACACCCGCGCGGCTTTGTCTGAGGGTTTCTATCAGCAGGATACATCCCGTTCTCTGGCGGGCATCCAGAGCGGCATCTGCTCTCTGGGGTATGACCAGTTGGCACAGATGAACGGCGTCAACACCAACATTGCGAACGGCTTTGCAGGCGTGAACAGTGCCATTTGTCAGCTTGGCTACCAGAACGCACAGCTGGTGAACGGTCTGGAACGCAGCGTGTCCAACGGCGACAACGCCATCAGCCTTGCCATCATGCAGGAGGGCAACGCTCGGCAGGCTGGTCAAACCGCACTTGCCACGCAGCTGGCATCTTGCTGCTGCGAGAACAAGCAGCTGATCGGCGACCTGAAGTATACTATCGCAACGGAGGACTGTGCTACCCGTCAGGCTATCGCAGATAACGCCCGCGCCATCGTGGACAACTGCAACGCCAACTTCCGCAGCATGATGGACTACTTCACGCAGGATAAGATTGCCACTCTGACCGCTGAGAACCAGAACCTCAAGTTCGCGGCTTCTCAGGATCGTCAGAATGCGCTTCTGACCACCGTGATGTCCCAGCAGACTGATACCATCCTGAACCGGGTCAATCCTCGTCCGATTCCCGCTTATCAGGTGGCAAACCCCAACGTGGGCGTGAACTGCTGCGGCTGCTGCTAACCAACACACTCCCCGATAACACCGGGTGAACCATCGGGGCAGGGGTAAGACACCTCTGCCCCTGATTTTTTAGGAGGAAAACATTATGGCTTGCAAAACAAGCTGCAAACTCTGCCCCCATCTGGTCTTGAGCCAGTCGGTGACTTTCGCTAATGACACGCTGACCATCAACATCCCTGCTGGCGCATACCAGAACGGAGAGAAGTATTGCATCGTGGTCGCCCAGAGTATCCCGGACACAACCACCATCAACGCCCCTGTGGTTATTACCATTGGCGCAGGCACTACCGCATACCCTCTGACCGATTGCAACTGCGCTCAGGCAACCGCTGAGAGCATCCATACCCGCACCCGCTATGCTACCCGTGTGGCAACGTCTGCGACCGGCACCGGCACGTTCAAATATCTTGGCTGCTTCTGCCGCTCCCACGCTGGTGCGCCCGCGTCCATTTCTTGAGGAGGTATAGATTATGGGCAAGACTAATTTTCGCCGCATGATGATGCTCCGCGAACACGACAAAGACCGTGAGCCGGAGCGTGACCGCCTTGAGGAAGAGCGTGACCGCAGGGAGCGTGAGCTGGAACGCCGTCTGCGTAAGCTGGAAGGCGGCAACGACCGCTATCCCTACTATCCGCAGGAGGAGAACCGCTACATCGACCCCTACCCTATCCCCCGCTACCCTGACGTAGAGTATGGGCGCAAGATGCCGCAAATCGGCTTCTCACAGAACGGCGACTGGGATAAACGGTCTGGGCAGTACGAACGTGGCGGTGCAGACAGCCGTTCCATCAAAATGCCACGCCAGCACCTCACCCACGATGAAGCGGAGGAATGGTGCGACAGCATGGTGAACGCTGACGGCACGAAGGGCTGTCACTGGACGCTGGAACAGACGCAGGATGTTGCCAAACAGCGCAACATCACCTGTGACCCGAACGATTTCTGGGCTGTTATGAACATGATGTACTCGGATTATTGTCAGGTCGCAAAGCGTCAGTCCGTTGACACTCCGGGCTTCTACGCTGACATGGCAAAGGCGTTCCTTGAGGACGCAGATGCCGCAGATGGCAAGGCGTATCTCTACTGGGATTGCATTGCTGATAAGTAAAGCAGAACCCCTGTGTAGCCATTAGTGGTTATACAGGGGTGTTTTGCGCTTATCGAATTATCGTTATTCCTCTGTCTTTCATATACTCGATAAAATCTTCTGCTGGCATTCTCTCTGAAAGTTCTTTCATTGTGTATTGGCGAGTTTCTTCAACCCAATATTTTCTTTCTTCAATGTCAGATAAGTCGTGGACTGTATACCATTGTGTTTTTGAACTATCAAGACCATTTGAAAGAAACTGGACTTTGAACCAATTTGGACGTTTTCTTCGTTCAAACCAGTTCAATTCAGAAAATTTTATCCACGCAATGTTTTTATAACTTCCCTCTTTTTTCCCTTTGCTATTGAAATCATTTTTTATTTTCTTTAAGTAGAAATAGTTTGTTTTTACGCATTGGCTCGGCATATATCTTATACGCCAATCTTTATCTCGAAAGACCATCTTACCTTCGTATGTGTTACCGTCTGTCCCATTGAGATACCAGTGTAATTCGTAGTGCCCTAACACTTTTTGTTCCATGTCGTCCACCATTTCAATATTTCACAGGCGGTTCAGGCAACGGCATCCAGTATGTTATGTTATGGATTTTGCCCTCATCATCCCGCCACTCTTTGAACTGCTCATCGTAATTTGCTATAACAATATCGAAGGCAGATTCATCAAATCCGATAACACGCGGGTCTGTATCTCCCGGAACACTATTCTTTGCACAAATCCACGGGCTTGATATTGGCACGTTTGATACATCGTAAGCACAATACCCAATGCACTGCGGATTGCCGTACTTCTTCATGTAATCTTCATTTCCGATTCGAGCCGCACAAACCATGTGGACATTTTTCCAACCGACACGGTCATCGTCCGTTGATTCGCTGTCGATAATAATATCTTCGGGGTCTAGTACTTTTCTTCCGATTGCAAGATTCCAGTTATTTGCAACATACCGTTTCATTTGCCATTCGTTCAGAAAAGTTTTTGCTTCTTTCATGGCATCTGCCAAAGAGCCACGATGAGGTCTATAAGCAATCATACGTCAATCCTCCAACTCAGTTCTTTTTATCCAATACGAACTTTACAAGTTCTTCAATTTCTTCCAAATTGATGATTATTTCATACCATCCCGCTGAATGCCCTCTATCGTAAGCGTACTCCCAAATTCTTGCCGCTTTCTTTTCTGAAATCCCAAAACCGACTTCTTCTTGAATTGCCTTATAAATCTCTGCGTAGATTTCATCCCTACGCTTCATTTTCTCTTGATTCAGTCGCTTAACTTCATTGTCGTAATCATCGTTGTTCTTTTGTGCTTGTTCTTTGTTCCACTTTACCGACTTATCTTCGTCAAACACAAAATTCGATGGAACTCGCTTGAAGCCATAAGGCTTACATCCCATATTTGCCATCGCTTCATATTTCTGCCCGATGTCAATCCATACATCATTCATCTAAGAAATCCTCCAATTCAATCTTCCCCTCTGCCGCTGCAACCGCAAGAGCGTACACGAACTGTCCAATCGTCATTCCGTGCCGTCTGGCTTCACGATTGATGTACTTGCGTTCTTCCTCGCTCATAAGGATGGTAATGCGCTTGGAACGCTTGCCATCACCGCTTGCAACGCCCTGATGCGATTCCGGCATCGGGATTTTTTTCTTTGTCAAACCAGCTTCGGCTAGCGCACCGGGCACATCGCCTTGTTCGATAAGACGTTGAACTTCCTTCGCCTGTTTCAGTTTCTTCGGCTTACTTTCGCTTACTACGGCTTCGTTCGGCTGTGTTTCGCTGTCTTTGGCCCGCTTCGGCTTAATACTGCTTAACTGTGATTCATTAGGCTGTGTATGGCTGTCTGCGGCTTCACTGGACTTAATTGATGCTTGTTCGGCTTCGTTCGGCTTTGCTCGGCTTACTTCTTCTTCCTTTGGCTCACTTCGGCTTAATGTTTGTTCCGAAAAAATAGGCTGAAAATCAAACCCGCCAAGCAAACCTGTGGATTTTTTGCTGGTTGATTTCATTCTACATCCCCCTTTGGCGACTTAGGCAGTGGCATCCAATGCGTGACATGATGACCTTCCATATTCTCAAAATAGTCTGAAAGGCACTGCCCCATATCATCAAACCAAGAATCACCCTCCAACGTACCTTCCATCGTATATCCTTCCTGCGTACAAATCCATACGGTTTCGCTTACATTGCTAAAATCAGGATTGTTTCCACGAGGGCATGGGGTCTTGTGCCTTTCTGGAAGTCTATCTGAAACACTGATCCACCTATCGCTATCTGTAAGCTCATCTAAGCTAATGGCTGGCGCATCTTCCAGCTCAGCAAGGCACGATTCCACTCCATCAATATCTTCTATTTTCCCGAACGGATATTCTTTCTTGATTTGTTCTATCCATCCTTTGAATTTTTTTTCAAGCGGTTCTGCGTCAATCAATTTCATTTTTCTTCTCCTCCCACAATCTTCTTTGCCAGCTCTTTGAAATCCTCTGCGCTGGTGCTCTTTGCCGTGTCACCGCTAAACAGGCTGTGACGTTCTGCCTGCGCCTTACGAACGCCCATAGACGGTCTAATCTTCACATCCAACAGGGTTGTACCCATGCTCTGTGCAATCACAGGAAGCTGCTCCACAACCTCTTTGGACAAGTTCTCACGGCTCTTGTACTGGTTCAGAAGCAAACCTTCAATCTTCAATGTCGGGTTGAAGTATCTGCGAACATCGCCGATGGTCTGCGAAAGCTGGCTCAAACCAGCCAGTGCGTATCGGTCTGCTGTGATGGGCACGATGATGCTGTTGGCGGCGATCAGCGCGTTCACAAGCGCAAGACCAAGCTGCGGGGGAGTGTCCAACACAATGTAATCGTACTGCTCAGACACGCTCTCTAGGGCTTCTCGCAGCCGGAAGTTTTTGCCCATGTCCCTGACAAGCTGCTCGTCAATATCCTTCAATGCGCTGTCGGACGGAAGAATGTCACCAGCTTCACAATGCTGGATTCCTTCTTCGACCGTACCTTGCCGGGTCATCACATCAAACAGGGTACATACATCCTCTGTCTGTGCGCCGTAAGTGTCCGTTGCGTTGCACTGGGCATCGCAGTCCACCAGCAGGACTTTCTTGCTGAGCGACTGTAACGCACCAGCCAGACAGGTGCTTGTTGTGGTCTTTCCTGTGCCGCCCTTCTGGTTGGCGACCGCTATAATTTTTGCCATTTTATCACTCTTTCTTTATTCTTCGGGTTCATCAGGAAGTGGCATCCAATGGGTTACATCTCTTAGAACTTCGTTGTCCTTCCATACATCAACAGAATCCCTTTCCCACCACAAAGAACCATATCTTCCTCTTGCCAAATGCCCAACGTCAATATGCTTTTCCGTGAAAACAATTACATTTTCCCTGTAATTTGGCAACTCATCTTTCACACTAATCCATCCCATTCTTTCTCCTTTCTGCATCATCTGCTCATTCTGGCTACTCTTGCAAGGCTTCAATGGAATAGAACGCTGGCATATACCTATCTACGATACCTGCCTTATCCACGCTTCTAATCAGATACCCAACAGGCCTGTCTGGGAACGGAGACCTATCCAAAGACAAAATGTCCTTATACGCAGCCTTCACCGTGTCGTAGACCGCTTCTCTGCGTCTCGGCAGCTTGATTTCTGGATGCTCTTTCTTCATCCACTTCTCAACCACCTTCGCCACGTCAATGCAGTCCTGCTTTTCCAGTTCGTCACACACAGACCAGTCGAAATCCTCATATCCGCTTTTGCGGGGCTTCCTCACGGCTTTTTGAGGTTCGGCCAGCACTTCACTTGCCTTCGCTTCAATCAGCTTCTCAAACGCTTTAATTTTGGGCTTAAACTTGACTGCCACAGCCTTTCGTGCCACAAGGACTGGTTCGTAGGTCACAACAATGTCAGACACGGCATTGATCTCATCTACCGCAACGTCAAGCACTCGTTTGCGAAGGTTCTTATAAACATCGTAGCTGGCTTCCATCGCGCCGAGCTGCTCTCTCAACTTCTTCAGACTGATTTCATGCGGCTTGTTGTCCATATTCAACCAGTCTCGAAGAATTGAATAGAGCAAAATGCTGTACTGTGACTTCATTCGTGAAGTGTAACGCAGTCGATACCGAACATATCCGCTTTCAGCAATATCAAAAAAGATGGAGCGAAGGTCTGGGTTGCAGGTGATTGCCACGACGTAAGACCTTGTTTCTGGTACATAGTCCAGTTTTGCCCTTGTAAACAAGACAAAGCTTTCAAATGTTCCTTTCTCCTTGTCAATTGGAATCGACACCGTATTGCCAAGAAAGTGCTTGATCTGCGGCTCAATCCTTCGAGCGTCAAGGCTTTTCAGCCCAAGCAGTTCTCTGTATTCAGCAAGAGTAAACTCTACACGACTGCTACTTGGGTCTCTTGGGTTAATTCTTGATAGGTAAACCTCTAGCAGACGAAGTTCTCCTGCGGTGTAGTCCCTGAACTTCGCCCAAACAAGGGACTTACTTTTCTCGACAAGGTTGTTGTCTGATATTTTTGGCATCTGCTCACTTCCTTTAATGGTATGAAAACAGTATACCACAAGTAGGGGGACGTGTCAATGATTTTCGTCCCCCATGACTTGTCTTTTTGTCCCCCATGTCCTCGTCATTTTGTCCCCCATGACTTGTCAAAACGTCCCCCATGCTTTGTCATTTCGTCCCCCGTCTACCTATTATATATTAAACAAGAAATAAACAAGAGGTTAAATATCATCGTTAAATAGTCGATGACGATAATTTTCAACAAATTCTTTATTTTTCCATTCCAGTTTGTGGATAACTGAACTCTGCATTTGCTAAATAAGACTGTAGCCGGAGAAAAGCCGTACATCGTTAGTCACATTAAACGTGGACGAATTGTGGATAGGTGTACAAAAAGTGGACGAAAAGGGATACCTAATCTGCACGATGGGGGACAGATTGACAAGCCGACCAATCACAAGCAACAAATTAACGCTAATTCGTTATTTGTCCCGCGCGAATATTGTCGATTTACAGCCTATGGGGGACGAAATGACAAGGTAAAGGTATACCTAATCTGCATGAAACGTGTACAAAAAGTGGACGAACGCGGACAAAATGTTTTTCAAAAACTGCGATAATTCGACAATCAGCCAGTTATGTTATTGGGATTCACGGTATAGGAATCGTTGGACTTCATGGCTGCTTCCGTTCCAGCATCCTGCGCCTGATAGAGAATTTCCATCTTTGGGGCAGTTCCGTTCGGGCCTGGGTCTGTTCCGGTAGCCTGCGCTATTTCATAGTTGCCGGACACCATCCGGCAGACAGCGACCCTGTCTTTCAACGGCGTGTGGAGGTTTGCCAGAATCTCCGTCAGCACGCCGATGTGGTCTGAACCGTGATCTCCGTACCGAATGTACAGCAAGGCATCTATCTCATAGGAGGAACATTCCATCATAGCATCTATAAGAATCCGCCGTTTCTCCATGTCGGAAGGGTCGTCCTCAAGGTGTTCAAGTAGTCCCGGATGAATGCAAGCGTCCATGTATCGAGCCACCGATACGCCGCAGCAGGTGAACCAGCGCATAGCCATCGGCAGGGAAATGGCTGCCAGACCTTGCTCCCAATTTGCTACCGTGCCACGATTCACGCCCATTTTTGCCGCCAATTTCTGCTGGCTCAAGCCGGAAAGCATTCGAGCCATCTCTAATGCTTTGGCTGTTCTTACTAAATATTCATCCATAAATTCTCACCCCTTCAACAAAATCCGACAAAACTGCCGGATTCGACAAGCCAAAAAATGGAAAAAGCTGCTATGGAGAACCAACAGCAGCCTGTGTTATAACTGTACCATCGAAAAAACAATCAAAACAGGAGGTAACAACATGATTATCATTGACGGAATGCCCGCATCTGAACCGAACGAAAACAAAACGCCGAAACCGTGGGAGGGTTAGTGTATGAACCAGATTGACACCATGCTCATTCCCTATGCCCGCCAGACCGCTTTAAAACTGGTCTACAACCTTTCAAACAACGATGCTGATAAGTTTGCTTACGAAGAAGCTAAAAACGTTCTGGAACGCGCCATAGCCGCCTTGGACGACGGACAAGACCCGGCAGATAACATCGAACGCATTGACGGACAGCTTGTGGAACTGTGAAAGGAGAAGAAGATGGACTTTACAAGCGGATTCTATAAAACCGAGAACCCTGTCGTTCTTGAAGAAGTGAAAACCTTCCTCCAGTCAATGGAACGGCGTGGGGCAACCGTAAAAGACTTGGACGATGCCATTGTGCAGTTAAACAATGTTTCGCACAGCATCAGCACAAACGCTCTCGTCAAAGCAGACGTGCTGGACGATTTACCGAATAACCCCTTTCGTTCCATGCTCAACGGAATGTTACAAAGCAAAGGGTAACTTAAACTTAATGTGGCTCTTAATCATTGTCATTGCAATTTTTGGCTTCCCCGATGTGAAGTAATGGATGCGCAGAAAACATTCGATTTTTACGAAGTTGTTCAAAACACATTGACTTGACAACTAGAAGATGTATAATCGTATCAAATGAACATCTGCACTTACCGATCGGGAGGATATGCCACAATGAGTGAACAGGAAAGAGCCAAGATTGACCGATTTATTGCATGGCTGCTAGAACATCCTGAAAAGATTCCGGCAGCGGAACAAGCACTAGACCTAGAGTAACAGAAAATCCCTTGCGCAGAGCTATACAAGCCCGGCACAAGGGATTTTTATTTTACCGGGTCAATCTTCACAGACTTTCATCAATTCATTGAATCTAGAAGAATTTGCACTTACGGTTTCGGATGCCTTGTGTCCGTCCTCATAAGTAACATAGAACGTCACATCAGCTTTAGATTTTGCGCTAGCAGAACCATAAATAGCTCCAGGAAGCCCACCAACAGCACCGCCAACTGCTGTGCGAACAGCGGCGCTTCCGGCTTTCTTGCTGATTCCAGAAGCAACAATCTTTGCCTTTACAGGCGTTGTGTACATTTTCTGCTTTAGCTTATTCTTCTCCATAAAAAGATTGTATTCTTTTTTACCCTTAAAGAATAAAAACAGACCAATCGCCATACAGATGATAAAGGCGGTGGTTGAATACATCAGGAAAAGAAAGGAAAATACAATGAAAGCCATTCCAAACGAGTACATAAACCTTGCACCCATGTGACTGCTTTTATCGTTAAGCAGCTCTTCTTTGCTGTGCTTTTTCATCTTCCACCTCACTTAAAACCAGTGGTTCTTTCTTTTGCGGTAACGATATTTTTTGCCGTTGCCATATAGTGCACGGTCATTGCCTTTTAACAAGGCCTGCATAAACCAGAAGCAAAAGGCACATCCACACAACAGGTAATACACAATCTTACCTCACATCTTCTCGATCAGGTTCATCAGCGCTTCACGCTGCTCCTTCGGCATAGATTCAAGTTTTCTTCTAATCCGCTCCACTGCTGCATCGACTTCACTTTGCGGCTGCTGGGGCGAGTTTTCTTTTTGGTCGCCAGTGAGAAGGTAATCCACAGTAACGTTAAAGTACTGAGCAAGCTTTACGGCGTTTTGGTTTGTCGGCTTTGCATCGTTGCCGATGCCAGCTTCCCTTCTCCAATAGCTATAAGCAGATCTTGGAACGCCTGCATCAGTTAAAGCACGAGATGGCTTTACTCCCTTTTCTTCGCATAGTTTTACGAAATTGTCAAAAAACACAAAACTTACCTCCAGTGCTTGTACAAGATGACAAAGTTCTACCACTTGAACAAAAACACTTGAAAAGTTCTACTACTTGTGCTTTAATAGGGTTACCGGGTTCAATCGGTAGAACAAATTAAAGGCTTTGAACAAATAGAAGAACGTTCGATAATGTTTTTGCTTGACACCATAATATTATCATATTCTTTCAAAAAGTTCAAGTACTAGAACAAGAAAGGAGAAAAAATTTGCTTCCTAAGTGGACAGGTGATGTTGTAGGAACCCTTCACGTTAACAACATCGAAATCAGAGAGCTTGCTGCAAAAATGGGATGCGCACCGGAATACTTGGGAAAAATCCTGAACGGTAAGCGCGAACCTAAAAATGCGGAAGCTAAGGTGAAAGAAGCTCTGGAAGAGCTGTTGAATGAAAGAGAGGGAAAATGAGCGATATTATCTTATCTATGCAAAGCGGCGAGCCAGTAGCATCTAGTCGCCAGATTGCAGAAAACTTTGAAAAGAATCACAACCACGTTCTTCGTGATATTGATTCATTGAAAAAAGATGTGTCCAATTTTGGACAGATGTTCTTTGAAACCACAGCGCCGGACAGCTACGGAAGGGAACAGAGGGCTTACCTGATGAACCGTGACGGCTTCACCCTGCTGGCTATGGGTTTCACCGGTAAGGCTGCTCTTGAGTGGAAGCTCAAGTACATTGCAGCGTTCAACGAGATGGAAAAGAAACTGGCTGAACATCCGCAGCTTACCCGCTCGCAGCTTCTCGCAACTGCACTGATCGCAGCGCATGAGGAGCTGGAAGAGAAAGACAAGCAGATTGAAACCATGAAGCCGAAAGCACTTTTTGCTGACGCAGTTTCAGCAAGCAAAAAATCAATTCTTGTTGGTGAGCTTGCAAAGCTGCTTTCGCAAAATGGCATTAACATCGGGCAGAACCGCTTGTTCGACTGGATGCGAAAGAACGGCTATCTCATTAAAGACCCAAAACGAAGTGACTACAACTTGCCGACGCAGCGGAGTATGGAAATGGGGCTGTTTGAAATCAAAGAGACCACGATTCAGCACAGCGACCACATTTCTATCAACCGCACTCCAAAGATTTCCGGTCGCGGCCAAGTCTACTTTGTAAATCTTTTCTTGAAAGCAAAGAAGAACCAGAAAGTGGAGGACTGAACATGGAGCAGATTATCACTTTAAAGGTTGACCTTGAGTACCCGGAAGAAGCGCACCACGCTATTGACGAAGCGACAAAGGCCTACGAGGAAAGCAAAAAGCGCTGGGATGCCTTTGAAATCAACGAAGCCAAAAGCAGAACACGAGACATTTTGTACAACCTGTGCAATGAAGGATACAGTATGATATGGACGGTTACGGATGGCGCTGTCGGCCTGACGATCTGGAAAAGCTTTAAGGAGCCTTGTGTTGGCCAGTGCTATATGCCAAAAGAAAGCCTGTACGACATCTGGGTTGAAAAGCTGGTTGCGCTGTGCATTGCCACAGGTCAGGAAGTCCCGAAGTTCATCACAGATAAGGCTGGTGAGTGTTGGTGATGGAATTTCGTAAAGCACAAAGCCGCAAGCGCAGACTGAAGCTGGCAATGGCAGCTGGCGTATCCAGAAACGATGCAAACAAGGTGTTGTGGATGGAGAAGTCCATCAACCAGTGCTTTGAACGCCACAACAGAGACGCCAGACTGAAAGAGGAGATGCAGCGTGGAAGAAAAGTACTGTGAGCGCTGCGGCTTGTATCTTGGCGTGGTCAGACCGACAAGAAAGTACTGTTCAGAATGCAAGCGCAAAGTTGACAAAGAGCGTGACAGGAAGCACAAGAAAGCTGGAATTACATTCAAGCCACGTAAGGCGTTCTGCGCATACTGCGGAAAGCCGATGCTGAAAAAAGTAGCATCGCAGAAGTACCATAATGGATGCGCAAAGAAAGCCTACAACGCAAAGGCAAACCTGAACGCAAAGGCAGCGTACAAGGTAAAACAGCAAGAAAAAAAGAAGCTGGAAAAGAAGTTCCCGTCCATTGGAGAGGTGCAAGCCCTTGCAGACAAGCTGGGCAAGCACTACGGCGAGGTGTCGCAGATGCTTGCGACAGGGGAGTTGACCTATGAACGGTAGATACTACGGAAAGCGGGAAATCCGCTGGCACAGCCGGGAGAAAAACCGGCTGGAACACATACATAACAGAAAGGACAAAAATGAAAGCACTGGTAGAAATCGTCCTGATTTGGGGAATTGTCTTAGCACTGGTTCTAGCAGCGTTTCTGCTGAACTTCTGGCTGATTCACCGGATTGACCTTCTGGTTGGCGTAAACGCAACGCGTGCAATCATTAGCATTGGCGCTCTGATGGCAACCATCTGGATTTTTGGGCATTCAGTGAAAAGCTAAGGAGAGAACAGATGACACTGAAAGCAGCGCTTAAAAAGCGAAACATGAGCGCTATTGAGCTTATTCACAGGAGCGGGTTGTCCGAGCAAACAGTTTACAACATCACTAGTCCGAACAAAGAACCGTACAAGACTGGTGTTAAAACTGAAACGCTTGCAAAGATAGCGCAGGTTCTGAACGCAACAATCGTGATAAACAAAAGCAAACCGTTTATGTTTGACATCATTTTGAACTAAGGAGAACCAATGAAAACTTTGAAAGGAATGGCGCTTTCCATGCTTGGTCTGGTCGCGGCTATCGCAGCAGTTGTCTGCGGTGATGCGATTCAAGGATGCCAGACCACAGCGCAGATGCTTGGCTGGGTGATCGTGTCCTGCGGGCTTCTCGCAACGGCCATTGTCCTATGCGCGCTGGCTGTTAGCGCCGAGGAGGAAGAGCGAAGCGAGCAAGAATGCCACAAAATCAAGCGGGTTGCCCACCACACGAACGGTTGGAGGGGTGCACGATGAAATGCCCGATGTGCGGCAGTGACAACATCACAACGGTTGACAGCCGGTCTGACCACGACAGCATCGTTCGCAGAAAAAAGTGTATTGCCTGCAACCATCGGTGGTCTACCATCGAAATTGACAAAGACCAGTGGTACAGTGCGTTGCAAATCAAAGAAGAACGCAAGAGAGGAAGACCAAAAGATGATTAACCTTGACAGATTCGGTGGCGTGACCGAGCCGGAGGACGGCGTGTACTTTATGACCAACGAGCAGATGGCAAAAGCCAAAGAAGCTGACCGTCTGGCTGAGATTGAAGATTTGCAGTCTGAAATCGAGGACAGGGAAGCGGAGCTGAAAGACCTCCGTGCACAGTTGGCAGAACTGATGGCTAGTTGATTTTGTACAGCCGTATTAAGCCAAAGTAAGAACAATGAAGCCTAATGAAGCCGAAGAAAGGAAAGAAAATGGCAGTATTAGTAATGGTCTACGGTCATTCCGGCAGTGGTAAGTCCGCTTCGCTTCGGAATTTTGACCCGGAACAGGTGGCGGTCATCAACGTGCTTGGCAAACCGCTGCCGTTCCGCAGCAACATGAAAACCTATATCACCAACGACTACGGCAAGATTGATGCTGCAATCCACAGCACCAAACGTAAGTCCATCGTCATTGACGATGCCACCTACCTTATGACAGGCGAGTTCATGCGGAACGCAAAGGTCGCTGGATACCAGAAGTTTACCGACATGGCAGCCAATTTCAACGCCCTGCTGATGCGGGCTAAGGAACTGCCGGACGATGTGGTGGTCTACTTTTTCGGGCACAGCGAGCGTGACGGAGACGGTGGCGAGAAGTTCAAGACCATCGGCAAGCTGCTGGACGAGAAGGTCTGCGTGGAAGGGTACTTCACCATCGTTCTGAAAACCGTTGTGCAGGATGGACGGTACCTGTTCAGCACCCGCAATGATGGGATGGACACCGTGAAAACCCCTCTTGGGATGTTCAACGATGCGCTGATCGAGAACGACCTCGCCACCGTAGACAAGACCATCCGTGAGTATTACAACATCCCGGTTCAGCCGGATAACAAAGGAGAGTAACAGATGAAGAACATCAACTGGAATGACGTACAGGAAGCCACCGAACGCCGTGACCTGCCTGTTGGCGGCTATGTTGCCGGTATCTGCAAGGCAACGGACGAACCCGCAAAGGAACGCCTGAACATCGAGTGGGAAATCACAGAGGGCGAGTTCAAGGGCTACTGGCGTGAGCAGACCGCTTCCCTTATCGAGTGCGGCAAGCTGAACCCGGGCGAATGGGCATGGGGCGGCAAGACCATCAAGAGCTACAAAGAGAAGGCGCTGCCGTTCTTCAAGGGATTTATCACCGCTGTGGAGCAGTCCAATCCCGGCTACAAGTTCAACAACGATGAAAAGACCCTGCGTGGCAAGCTGGTCGGCGTGGTTCTCCGCGAGGAAGAGTACATGGGCAACGATGGCAACGTCAAGACGAAGCTTGTCGTTGACCGCTTCACCAGCGTGGACAAGATTCGTTCCGGCGATTATGGGGTCAGACCGAAGAAAACGCTGGCTGGTGGGTCTGGCTCCGGCTACTCGCAGGGTGGGAACGATGACTTCTCCGTGATTGAAGAGGATGGAAGCCTTCCCTTCTGACCTGTAATCCGTGACCGCCTACCTTATATAAGAGCTGCGCTATCTGGCTGAACGGGCGTTTGGAAAGATGATTATCTGTTGTTTCAACTGCACATTACGCCACCAAGCCTGCCACGACACCTGCGAGAAGTACAAGGCAGAGAAGAAAGACTTTGAGGAGCGCAAGGCGTTCGTGTATGAGCTGAACCACAGCCAAAGCGTGTATCACCGTGATTATGAGGACAAGCACCGGGAACGTGGCAAGAAACGGTTTCTCGGAAGTGAATTTAGAGGTGAACGAGGATGAATAAAAGAAAGTATAAGCCGGGCAGTTACATCATTTCACTTGATGACTTGATGAAGCAGGAGTTTGTTTACTGCGCCGGAAAACTTGTTCACAAAGGCTGGTTTGGTAGCTGGCAACTTCGATATGCAAATAGCGAACTTGCTCGGCTGCGTATCAGAGAAGCCAAAAAAATCGAGGGCAACGAATGAACACCGGAAAGCAGTTTGAAGCGGACTTCAAAGCATCCGTCCCGTCCGATGCGTGGTGCTACCGCCTGAAAGACAGTGCTGCAACCTACTACGGCGGCAACGAGAACCTGTCCTTTTCCATCGACAACATCTGTGACTTCCTTGTGTACCGATACCCGATGAGCCACCTGTTTGAACTGAAAACTATCGAAACGCCCTCTATCCCTCTGGAAAAGGTGTTCGGCAAGTACGACAAGGCAAAGTGCAAATACCGCAAGGAAAAGCACATCACTGACATGGTGGATGCAATGGGATACAGCGGTCAGACCGCCCATGTGATAGTGAATTACAGGGCGGTCAACCGCACCTTTGCAATCCCCGCCAGCAAGGTTCTAGCGTTCCGTTACAACGAGAGCCGCAAGAGTATCCCTTGGCAGTGGGCAGAGCAAGAGGGGATAGAGGTCAAAGCAAAAAGGCTACGTGTCCATTGGCGGTATGACGTGGACGGGCTGCTAAAAAGATTGGAGGAAAGCCAAGCATGACAATGAAATGCGATAGATGTGGCAATACGTTTGTATGGTACGACAATACCATGACAATCGGAGTATCCGAAACAAGCGAACAATGGAAAGGCTGCGGAAACGCAGTACAGAAGGTTGTGATTGACCACAGTTATGTTCCTCTTGACTGGTACAAGCAAAGTGATATGGAACCTATTGCTCTTTGCCCCTCTTGTATGGCTGCACTCAACAACTGGCTGAAAGGAGAACAGGAACGACAAGCAAAATGGATTTACGACCATGAAAGCAACTCAATCAAGTGTGACAAGTGCAAAGCAGAATACAAACTCTCGCCGTATGAGCGTGAATCAGACTTTAATTATTGCCCAAACTGTGGTTCAAGAATGGAGGGAATAAAAGAGTGAGTGTTGTCTTTAAGTGCGACAGGTGCGGTGAGATTTTTAATCGGAAAGTGCCTGACATAAACGATTGCTACGGTACTGCAAATTCGATTCTGTTCTTAGATTGCACGGTGGAACGCAACCGTTTTGGACTGGGCGAAGAACCAATTCAACTTTGTCCGTCCTGCATGAAAGAACTGAATGACTGGTTAGAGCCAAACAAAGAAAAACTATACAACGGAAACAAGAATAAATGGAATAACATGACCACTCAACCACAAAGTGGGATAGCAGTTGAAATCAAGCTTGATAGTGGCGAGCAAGACATTGCTTATAGAAGATATGGCGATAAACGTTGGTTCTTGTGCGACAACGATTATGTCTTACATAACGAATCAATCGTTGCGTGGCGATACATCGACTGAAAGGAGAACAGAAGTGAGCAAGAAAGTTTCAGACATTCTGCCTAAGACGGAAATCTTGGCACAGTTGGCAGAAGAAGCATCCGAGCTGGCACAGGCTACGTTGAAGCTGCGCCGTGCGCTGGATGGTACGAACCCGACACCGAAGAGCGTTGCGGAGTGTGAAGCAAATTTGATAGAAGAATTTTCGGACATAAGTAACGCAGTCACCGCTTTATGCGATGCTTGGTTTGGAGATAACCTCGATTCCGAATGCGAATTTTGGGACGCAGAGCGTGAGATTGAGGACGCTAAATACAAGCGTTGGCTCTCTCGCCTTGAAGCAAAGGAGAAGTCAGATGAATAAGCATAGAAACCGTCCATCGTCTAGCAGACAGGCAATGTCAGCAAACCTCCGCAAAATCGCAAGACAGAACCAGTTATATGGCTTCCGTATGGCTCTGGATGGCATTACATCCACATGGGGCGCACTGATTCAGAACCTTCGGTGCGATGCAGACCTGACCGATGAACAGGTGCAGAAAATCATCCGCATCGGTGACAGGTACTGGGAGATGGTCGGCAAGTTCAAAGAAGAGGACATGACCCCTGACGAGTTTGCAGATTACATCACCGCAAAGTCAGAACAGGTCGAAAAAGAGCTGAGGGAAAGGTGGAGCTGATGAATAAGCACAGAAGAAAGCATATCCACGAAATCGCAGACTCGCTTAGCCAGTTGAAGCTGCAAATTGATGCACTATACGGTGAAGAATCTGCTGCTTTTATAAAAATTCAGAAGTCTATGCGTAATATGGATGCATACGAAATCTCAAAGAACGCAGTTGATATGCTCGAATCTGCATCTTTGAGGGTAGAAAACGCAATCACATTTCTTGAAGATGCGGAGGGCTGAGAAAAAGTGGATAAAGAACAGCTTGCTATCGCACGGTTGCAGGACGCTGCAAAGCTATCCGAGCATCGGTACAAGAAACCGCTCATGGTCACATACTCTGGCGGCAAGGATTCACAGGTGCTTGTGGCTCTGGCTGAACGTGCAGGAATCAACTTTGAGGTGGTCAACAGCCATACCACAGCAGATGCGCCGGAGACAGTCTATTTCATCCGTGAGCAGTTCAAGGCGATGGAAGAACGTGGAATCAAATGCTCCATCGTTATGCCACGATACAAGGACAAGCCCGTGTCCATGTGGACGCTGATTCCGCAAAAGCTGATGCCGCCGACAAGACTTGTAAGGTATTGCTGTGCCGTTCTCAAAGAGAATACTGGACGCGATAGATTTATCGCTACCGGCGTTCGCTGGGCTGAATCAACAAACAGAAAGAAAAACCGTGGAACGATGGAGTTTAGTCATCGTGACAAGGAAAAGCGCATCATCCTTATGGGAGACAATGATGAAAAGCGGCAACTGTTCGAGACCTGCAACCTTAAAGGCAAGATGACCGTAAATCCTATTGTAGACTGGTCTGACGATGATGTGTGGGACTACACGCACAGCGAACACTTGCCCATCAATCCGTTGTATTGCGAAGGGCAGAACCGCGTTGGCTGCATCGGCTGTCCTATGGCCGGTAGGGGGGGCAGACAGCGTGAGTTTATGCGATGGACTGCCTACGAAAAAATGTACATCTCTGCGTTTGAACGAATGCTTGATGTCAGAAAAGCAAAAGGTTTGCCGTGCGACTGGCAGACCGGCATGGACGTGTTCCGCTGGTGGATGGAAGACGACAACATCAGCGGTCAGTTGAGCATGGACGATTTGATAGAGGATAACAATGTTTGAATTTGCAACTCGCTGGCTGGTCTGCCTAGTCCTGCTGGCGGTAGTGGTTCAGTCCGAACGGACAATCAAAAACATGGCAGACAACCTGTTTGAAAAGCGGCAGGCAATGCTTGTCTGGCTGTTTATCAACGTGTGTTTGGTCGTTTGTACGGCTGTTGTTATGTGGTGGAGGTAAAAACATGAACAGATATGACATTGAAAAGATGATGGAAAGAAGCCGTAGAAACTTTGCGATTCTTCAAGGCGTTGTGATCGCTTTTATTGCAGTCGTGGCAGTTTCGTCTATCGTACTTTCCATCTTTATGTATAAGGGTTTGTTTTCCGCAGACATCCCCGAATGGATGAAGTGGGCGTTTGTATTTCTTGGGAGGTAAAAATGGAAATTCGTGGAGAGCATAGAGAGAAGAGAGTTCGTTTTGATTCGCTCAAGGAAGGAGAACCGTTTTACTACAAAGGCGAACTTAATATGAAGACAAGTGAGATTACGTGCAATCCCATATTTTGCAGCGGCACTATATATAACTGCGCGTCGCTCCGTAACGGCAGGATTATGAGTTGCTCCGATGATGTGATGGTCGGAGTTGCAAGGGCTCATATCGAAAAGGAGTACTAATGAATAACGAACTTTACTGCCCTATGAAGATGACCAGCAATCCGCTTGGTCGATGCGTATGCGAAAAAGAGAAGTGCGCTTGGTGGATGTCAAACGAAAACTGTTGCGCCGTCCTCAATATGTCAAAAGCCTTAGATTACATGGGCGATAGACTTGTTCATTATTAAACCGAAACGAGGTGATAACTCTTGGCAACACCACCGAAGCGTGGTCGTGGCAGACCACCGCTGACCGAAGCGGAAAAGAAAAAGCGTGAGAAGCGGGCGCAAAAGGCGAAAGAAGAAGCTGCTGTGAAGCGCGAAAAAGAGCGTGAGAAGAAGAAACAACAGATGCTTAACAAGCGGAAATCTATCCGCTCACAGGTGAGTAAAAAGGTGAAAGAACAACAGGAGTTAGCAATCACGAGGTCTAAAATGCTGAATACGGGCGATTTGCAGTCGAGAATCGGTGATGAAGAGGACAAGAAGGTCATCGGCATGATTGCAGCCAAGTATTTTGGCGACCTTCCGAGCGTGGACATGAACAACCCGATTGAAGTGCAGCAACGCCTTGACTTCTTCTTTGACGCTTGCATCGAAGCCAGAATCTCCCCTGTGGTGGAATGGATTGCACTGGTGCTGGGCATTGAATGGGTGAGCCTGAAACAGATTATGGCAGGCAAACGCCGTGACGACAGCTTGCAGCAGAAGTACATATTGAAGCTGGTTCTGCAAATGCAGTCAATGTGGGCGTACAACGGTATGTATGGTCAGGAGAACCCGGCAGAGTGGATTTTCCGAGCTAAGAATTACTTTGGTATGCGTGATAATGTGGAAGTCACCGTTGCGCCGCCTGAACAGCCGTTGGGTGATGCCCAGAGCGCAGAACAGTTGGCTCAGAAGTACCAGACGGCTTTGCCGAAAGGGATTGACGTGGAGTACAGAGAGGTGACGGAAAATGAAACAACGGTTGGTTGACTTCTCCGACCCGATTCTTTCAGCGGCGCTGTTTATCTTACTTAAAGACCGTGCTACCGGCAAAAACATCATATGGGCGACAGACCCACCGCCTGAACTGGGCGTGGGCTTTGCAGATGAAATCACGCTGGAATAGTTGGACAAAGTTCAGCTTGTTCCTCGTGTGCAGAAACGTCTTGCAGACCAGAAGAAGCGAACCAGCAAAAAAGCAGAGGTATTTACGCCGACTTGGGTTTGCAAGAAGATGACAGACGTTTCCGAAAACGACTTGAAGGGCGAGGACTGGAAAGAGTACATCAACAAGACTTGTCTTGAAGTAACCTGTGGAGAAGCACCGTTCCTGACAAGCCGATACGATACCACAACAGGACAGATGATTGCCGTGCCGGACAGAATCGGTCTGCTGGATAGGAAGCTGAATGTTTTGGCAGAGCAGTTCCATGACTACGATATGTGGATGTGCTGGGCAATTAACGCTTACGCATCGACATACGGCTATGAGTGGCAGGGAGACAACCTCTTGCTGGCAAGGTACAACCTGTTTCTGACGCTGGTTGAAAATTTTAGGTATCGGTTTGATGCTGAAAAGCTAGAAATCGGCTTCATGCCCATTTTTCTTGATTGCATCGCAGACACCATCTCATGGAACGTCTGGCAGATGGATGGGCTGAAAAAAACCGCGCCCGGCACGGACATTCCGTGCAAAATCAAAGACTGGAAAGCTGACAAAGAAATTCTGCTCAAGGACGTTGGGGAGGAGGAATAAAAATAATGGTTGGTATCGCAAAGAGAGAACTAGCTGACGAAGATTGGAAAACACACGTTGCGCAAGACAAAGAGTGGATTCCTGCTGGAGCAAAAGTAGAAATTGTAAGCAAAGTCGAAAATTTTTATGGAGCGTACTATCTTTGCAACTATAAAGGCAAGAATTATTATCTCAACCCTCGCGACTTAAAATTGGAAGAGGAGTATTTTGACTAATGCAAACTGACAGAGGAATCTACAACAAGCGAGTGTGTGACCGCTGCGGAGCTGTTCTGGGCGGCAGGATGATGAACCCCGACGAATACTTCAAGGACTGGGCATGGCGCAGGGACACAGGCGACCTCTGCCCGGAGTGCTATGCAGAATATAAGCGAGTGATCGGTCGGTTCAATAGGGGAAAGAGAGGGCAGAGAAGATGAAAAAAGTTTGCGTCTATAAATGCAAGCAATGTGATGCCATCTTAGATTCTGATGGATTCTTAATTTTGCCGGAGAACATTCTCGATGGAGTTTTTGAATCAAAAGAAAAAGGATTTGTCTACAGACCGTCTATCGAGGAACACAGAACAGGAGACATAGTTATTCACAGATGCGACCCTGTAACAATTGGTGTCTGCGAGTTAATTGGTTGGAGGAAAATCGGATGAATTTCTACTGCACCACCGAACATTGCTCTTGCATGGGCATCAAGCAGTTCTCCGCTGGCAAGGCTATCCGATGCACAGCAGAATCCTGCAAGAGCAAATCTGAGCCGTCCTGTGGCTCTTGCAAATGGTACGCAGAGCCGGAGGGCGTGTGCGTAAACGACCAGTCAGAACACGTTGCAGACTTCGTGTGGGACGAACGCGGATGCAAGGAATGGGAGAAGAAAGATGAGCACTCGACCGATTGATGCTAACGCATTGAAGAGATACTTTTCCGATGAACAAATGAAGTGTGTTAGCGTGGATGAATTGGATTACACGCTCAATGCCTTGACGTATGATGTGCTTGAAAGCGTAATCAAAGCTATTGATAACGCACCGACTATTGAGGTAAAAGACAATGGCTAATTATCCAGAATACCTTGAACGAAACGCACTTATTGAAAGAATCAAGAAAGCATATTGCAATGGTTGCGAGAATTACAATGGAGTTAGATGCCGTGCTTGCGGTATTGGCGATGCCATTGAAGTTGTGGAAGATGCACCGACAGCTTTAGAGTGTACCGCTGAATGGATTGTACAGGACGATACATTTACAAGGTTTGAGTGCAGCAGATGCCACACAAAAAATCATCATACACGTTGGAACTACTGCCCCAACTGTGGAGCGAAAATGGAGAACGCACATGGCTAACACCCTTTGGCATCCGGCAAGCGAACAGCCACGAGAACGGACGCAACCTTTGTTGCTTGCGACTAAGACAACGTGGCGTGATAAAGATGGAAAAATGTTGCAAGGAATCTCACAGACAGCGTACTTTCTCGGCTGTTATGCAGAAGGTCAGTTCTGGGATGAGATAGGCGAGAGATTGCCGAAAGATGTGACGGTGACGCATTGGATGGCGTTTCCGATGGTATGAGGTGATGGGTATGGAGAGCAAAATTGTTTGGCATTCTCTCAAAAAAGAAGGATACCCGCCACTGTTTGACAAAGGAAATGGCTTCTTTTCATCCGAAAGGCTTTTACTGTCTGGGGTGTACTTCGATTTTTTCAAAGGGAAGATAGACAGGGCTGTGTCATGTGGAGGACTTGTAAAAGACCTTCGGCATGGAATGCCGGAATTTGATTGGATGAACGATAACGGATATTGTTTGCATCGCTCAAAAATTGAATATTGGGCGTATATGCCAGAACCGCCTACGGAGGAATAAATATGGATGGATTTGAAGCGTTAACAGAAGCAATGAACCAATGTGCTGCATCGCTTGAACAGCTTGCAAATGCTATCAGGCAGTCCGAAACGCAGTGCGGTTACATCAAGCAGAAGCATAATCGGCCTGTATACCGTAAAGGTGCAAAGTTATCTGAAGGTTGCAAACGAATTATGAGAACGAGAGAGGGATTTAGAAAATGAAAAAGCTTAAATTTCCTGAGGATTTCTTTGCATACGACAACCCGGACTGCCCCGACAAGGATATTGAAAAAGCCGTGAACAGGATGAAGAACTGGATGAAGGGCGAAACCTACAAGAGCAACCCTTGGTTCTTTATGGCAGCTGGTAACTATTTGATTGTCGGTCTGATTGCTGAGGATGGGCAGAAAACAATCTACGTTGCGCGGCAATATTATGAGATAGTCAATATTCCGGGCGAAGGTTGGCTGCGTGAATCTGACGCTGAGTGTCTGTTTTAAGGAGAATTAAAGATGGAAGAACTTAAGAGATGCCCGTTCTGCGGGTCTATTCCGACGCTGTATCACGATGGATTGCATCAAGTGGATTCAAAGAGAAGATACCACACAACATGGATGATTCTGTGTGAAAAGTGTCATAATGCATCAATGAGCAATAGCGCTTACTATAGCTTTGGTGAAGATGGCGTTTTGTCATCGTATGACGAAAAAGACGGACGACAAGAAATCATCAGCCGGTGGAACAGCCGTTACAGAGAGGATTAAGTATGGAGCAGGAACGCAAGCCGAGAACATCAATGATTCTTCTGTTGGAACACGTTCATGCGATGGATGAACTGACAGATGAGGAATTTGGAGCATTCGTCCGCAACTACGCACAGTATGTTGAGACTGGACTTGAGCCAGCATACGACAACGACCGTGCTATGCGGATGCTCTGGAAAGTTGTTAAGGCGTTTGATGATATGAACGTGCAGAAGATGGAAGAACGTGATAGACGTAGACGAGAAGCAAACAAGAAAAATATAAACAAGCGTTGGAACGATAAAAAATGCGAAAGCATACCAATGGTATCACAGGATACGAATGGTATAAATGGTATACCAAACATACCAACTGATACGAATGGTAGCTTATCTGTATCTGATTCTGTATCTGAATCTGATAAAAAAGAAAAATGTGAAAAGAAAAATACCAACGAAGTCAAACGCTTCAAAGCTCCGACTATCGAACAAGCCAAAGAATACTTTTCCGAGAAGGGCTACATGGAATCAGAAGCAGAGCGGTTTGTTGATCACTTCACGGCAAATGGCTGGAAGGTCGGCAAGTCGCCCATGAAGAACTGGAAAGCTGCTGCACGGAACTGGATGCGTAACGTGAAGGACTGGAACGGTGGCTATCAGCAGACAATGGCTGAATTGCCTGACGAGGGAGACTTTCTGCGGTGAATATTGAAAATCAGACCCAATACATCTTGCTGGGGGCAGTCCTCACGTTCTCTGAATACGCCGATGTGCTGCAAGACCTTAAAATCGACGATTTCTGCCCTGAACTGCGTGATACATTCGCTGCTATTCTTGGCTATTGGGAACATAACGACAAGTGGAACCCGGTAGAAGTCATGGGGCGGTACGATAACTGCAAGAAAGCAATGAGCGAATGCCTGGATGCCTTCGGTGCAGAGTTCATCCGCAACGTCACCCATGACATGATGCTTGGATGGGCTGGAATCGTCAAGGAACAGGCAGCATTGTCCAGAGCCAGAGAGCTTGCCTTCAAAATCGTTGATGGCTCGACCAGATACGCAGACCTGACAGGCATCTATGAGCAGCTAGGTGAAGCTATCAACCTGCACAGCGAGAGAAGCGATTTCATCCCGATGTGTGACGGCATAGACAACTACATCCGAAAGCTGGATGATAAACCGGAGTATATCAGCACAGGGCTTAGAGTGCTGGATAACAACTTGCATCTTGTGCCGGGCAACTTCGTTGTGATCGGCGGCAGACCGTCTGCTGGTAAGACCGCTCTGTCCCTGCAACTTGCCTGTGAAATAGCAAAGAACGGACGTAAGGTGGTGTATTTCAGCCTAGAGACCGACCCAGACACGCTCTATGCTCGTATTATTGCAAACCAGCTAGGCGTACCGCTGCACACGGTCAAAAACAAGACCGTCAGCATTGACGAGCTTGACCGGCTGGCAGCCATCAAGAAATATCCGTTGTTCGTCCGTTCTGCCGCCGGTAAGGGTGTTGGGTGGATTAGAACGCAGTCCATCAGGATGCAAGCGAAAGTGGTGTTCATCGACTATTTGCAGCTTGTCCATCAAGCCGGAGCGAAAGACCGATACAGTGCCGTTACGGAAATCAGCATGGCTCTGCATGAGTTCGCACAGTCCACAGGAACACTGGTGGTGGCACTGGCGCAGCTCAATCGAGAGACCGCAAGAGCAGGTATCCCTCCGACCGCCGCAGACCTGCGAGAATCCGGGCAAATCGAACAAGACGCAGATGCAATCATCCTGCTGGCACAAAACGTGGCAACAAAAAAGCGGCCAGAGCCGCATTATCACTTTGCGCTTGAGAAGAACAAAGAGGGCAACGTGGGGGTGCTAGACATCACGTTCCAGATGGAGACGCAGCAGTTCAAAGAATGCGTGTGGATGTGAGGTGATAACTTGTGGCAGAAAATATAGGATATTTACAATCTGACAGTTCAAAAAACGGAGATGAACAGTATACTCCAAGCTATGCCGTAAGACCTCTTTTGGAATTTATTCCAAGCAATAAGATTATTTGGTGTCCGTTTGACAAAGAATGGTCTGCGTTTGTTGATGTTTTAGAAAACAATGGGAATAAAGTGATTTATAGCCATATTGACTATGGGCAGAACTTTTTTGATTACGAACCTCAAAAATGGGACATTCTTGTTTCAAATCCGCCGTTTAGCAAAAAAGACGCTGTTCTTCGTAGAGCATACGAGTTAAATAAACCATTTGCATTACTTCTTCCGGCAAATAGCATTCAAGGGAAAACAAGATTTGAGATTTTCAAAAATGACGTTCAAATGCTTTGTTTTGACCAGAGAATAGATTTTATGAATCCAAAACACATGGATAGCCCAGTAAAAGGAACTCCTTTTGGGAGTGCATACTTTTGCCGTGGTTTGCTTCCGACTAGGCTTGAATTGCGCAGATTGGACAAAAAAGCGTATAACATCGCTTCTGCGCTCCAATCCCCACAGTAGAATAGGCAAGAAAAACAGATAACAGGGTCAGGGCGATAAAGTTATCGTCTGAACCCCATAAATATTTTTCGTCAATCAACAAACGGAGGAAAACGATTATGAACACCACTCGACTGGAACAGGAGACCATCGTCAACTTCAATGCAGCGGAAGATACTGCATCGGTTTATACCGCTGACCCGGTGTATATGCGTAAGTTGGACAAGCTGTGTGAGCGCGAGCCTGCATCGTACAAGCTGGTCAAGCAGGACAAGGACGGCAAGTGGTATAAGATGCCTAAGCGGCTTGTGCGGTTTGCGACCAGCAGGATTATGACGGACGAGCAGAAGGAAGCTGCCGCAGAACGTATGCGCAAGATGCAAGCAGGTGGCAGAATCTAATCTCCGCTAAAATCCCCAATCAACAAACGTATCGGAAAGCATGGAATGGTGTCAGGTAGTAAAACTACCCTCTGCGACTATTCCATGCTTTTTTCTTCTGTTATTTATCGAGAGAAAACGGCAAGGTCTGATTTTGAGTAGAATCCGTCTCGATCGAGTGGCGTTTGGGCTGATATGGCTACGACTATCAGCGTGATGCGTTTGCATGCAAATGGATGCGATTATTGCATACCAAGCGATACGAATCGTACCAGTTGATGCGAATGGTATGCGTTGGTATCATGGCTGTCTCTTATACA